AGTCGTATTTGGCACAATAAAATCAGCAACATTCGTCCCATAGGGGTCTCGTGTTGCGGTGCTATCTAAAACGCTTCCGCTCCCGTACGCAACCATATTAACAAGTCCCCAAGTGGCTGGAGTAAAGTTCTCACTCTGCAACGCTAAGTTCACCGCACTCGGCTCTACCAACAACGCAGGACACCCATTCACCGCTCCACCCAACGGATAGTCAAGGCGTGCGACGTTGTCTGCAACAAGTTCAATAAAACCCGCAGCGTTGACCCTTGTTGATTGACCTGCGACGGGGCTTGTCGTACGAGTAACCGTGAAATCGCCTGCTCCGCTCTCCGGTATCTGCGAAAAAAGCACATTCGGAGCAGTAATGAATGGGATATTGACAAGCGACGGCGTAGGCATCGTTATTGCGTTAGAGATTGGAGGGACAAAACTCCCAATGGGGCTGTATTAGGAATACGAGTGGGGTAGAAAGCAAAGGCACGGATGCGAGAGTTTATTACGCTTCCTGTGCCAGTGTCTTCAACTTTACCTACATTAACGGTGTTTAATGACGCAGGATATGTGGCAGATGTTCCCGAAACCACCGCTCCGCCATTCAGACTTGCGGTTAATATTCCGCTTACTCCATTTTGAATGTAACCAAATGCAACCTTATTAAAGCCGACCACAGGCGTTCCTACGGTCATAGTTCCAGCTTGAATTCCGGCAACTATACTTCCAGCAGCAAAATAAAGAAATACTCTATTTAGTTGACTTCCATCGCTAATCGCCAAAATACGCCTTGTGCTCATATCGGTCCTATATTCAAACTCCACATACATCGTGCCTTCAGTTTGCCCAATCAACCCACTCACGCCCGTCTTGTTTATGACATCTGCGCCGCGATTGATGGCTGCGGTGGTGGTGTGGATGACCGATGTGGTTACCGAGCCGATTTCCATCTGCGGATAACCAATGCGGATGGTGAAGTCGTAGGTTTGCCCGCTGACCAAACCAAAAAACAAACTCGGATGAACAAAAGCGACCGTTGCCTGATTTAAAGCTCTTGTGAAAGAAAACCTATCGAAGGAAGTTGTTGATATAGAAAGAGCGGGACCTGTAAAAACACTCAAAAAACCGCCGCCTGAATTAAACTCCCTCATTGCAAGAGCATAACCGGCGGGAGGATTAGGTTGAGCAATTATTTGCAAATAGCAACTTGCGACCCAATTTTGACCAACCGATGCCGCAATAATGTTGTTTGCATCCCAAAAGACATCGTGAAACGTATTGTTTGCGGTACCCGAAATTCTTATATCTACATAAGGAATCCCATTCAGAGTCCCCGTAACAATGCTTTGCCTTGTGAGTCCTGAGCCAGCGTTACTCCAATTTGTCGGTAAATTACCTGGACTTCCTGCAACTGCCCCAACCATTGAGTTGTTGCGAATGCCGTTCGTAGCAGCAGGCTCCACGAGCAACGAGGGGCACCCCGCAACAATCCCTCCGATAGGATAATCAAGGCGAGGGACATTGTCGGCAACGGTTTCAATGAAGCCCTGAGCATTAACCCTCGTAGCAGAATTGCTCGCGGCACGAACAACCGTGAAATCGCCCAAACCACTCGACGGAACTTGTGAGTAAAGGGCTCCGGCTTTATACCGGTAGGGCACACATAAAAAAGAAGGACTAGACATACAATATTGAAAACCTTGTATAAATGCAATCGTAAGCAGGAGCCTCCCGAACGGTGGCACTATCCGTATCGCACCGACGATTAAAGTTCCAGAAATAATCGTAGTCAACAGTCGGCGCATCCAACAACGGAGGTGCAAACCTCGACCTGGCACAAGCATAACTGCCAGATAAAGTTCCCGACGCAGCTATGCCTCGAGCAATGTATCTGCCCCATACCGATTCCCATACATCTGACTGACTGGCAATCCTACGGACATCGGTGGTTATGATTGGCGAGGTTCCTAGCATTACCAAAGAGCGATTATCCCGCTGGCAGATGTATTAGTTGCAAAAACCTTAATGACCTGAACCGGGAAGAACCCAATAGGAACATTTTGGAAAGTAACTTCCTGGCCGCCTTCCACCAATACCCTCAAGTTGCCAGGAACGCCAACATACAAAATGGCGCCAGCAAAAAAGCTGTTTGCCGGGTCAGATGATGGTACGGATAGGTTTGCGGTGTCGCTCGGAGTAACCGCAGCAGCAACGGATGGCTGAAATTTAATGGCTGACATCTTCGTTTGTTTTATATGGTAATAGTTCGTTTAACGCTTCTTGCCTCTGGCTACAACCGCAGTCCGCGCCCGTAACCTCGGATACTTTTTCAACGACCGCTTTCACGCCCGTAGCTGTAAAGATACGAGCCAAAGTGTCGCCGAAGCCTTTATCCTTGCTTGGTGAAGTGCTTTTCGTAGACATACTCAACGGCTTTTAATCCTCCAAACCCAACAACAAAGGCCACGCCAAACTGCGTATTGTCCTTGAGGTCCATAAAACTTATCACTAATGGCGTCAGGTAGTTTGCCGATAGCGTACCGGCAATAAGCGACAAGGCTTGCTCCTTGATGTTCATCTTCTTCTTGGAGCGCCAAATCGTTACGAGGCTACCCAACAAGCCCGACAGGGCTAAACCAATGTTGAACCCGAGGTCCATTAAAAATTCTCTCATTTTCTTGCTCTATTTTTGGAGGCTTTTTCTAAGATAAACTTTCCACCCTTCTGATGCGAAACATCCAACCCGTCGCCCTTCTTACCCATTTCGCGGTTCTTCTTCACCAACTGCGCACGATACTTACGTCGTTCTGGGGTGGAGTGATACTCGGTATCGTACTCGGATTTTTTCTTGCGTGCCTTTGGATTGGCATCGTAATACTTTGCGCTGCGTGACATCAGTACTTACCCTTTCTGCCCTTGGGGCTTGACTTTGTGCTGCCGCCCTTGCCGGCCCATAAGTCCTTGCAGGCCCAATAGCGAGCCGTAAGCTTGCTTGTGGCCGTGTCGCACTTGTGACGCGCCTTGAAGGACTTTCGAGCAGCCGCGCTGTAATTGTGGCCATAGCCTTCCGCTCCATAATGAACGATTTTCTCTTGGCCTCCTTCGCAGGCTTTTACCATCCGCTTTTTCCCGGGGCTCGTTGATGGCCTCGGCTTGTTGCATGGCATTGACTCTTTCTTCATAGGGCAGTCCCGGGTTTATTGGCAACAAAGGTAGCATTATTTTTTCCGGGCAGCTGAATATGCAATGGCAGCAATCTGCTCCTTGCTACGCTTCTTGCCGGCCGGCTTCGACCGGTTGGCCCGGGTCAGCTCTTGAATGTTCGCGGATACAGCCTTCTGCATGTCGGCCTTCCCCTTTGCTTTCTTTAATGGCATGTCTATACAGGTTTAACTCTTCGACCCATTCCGACACGCTCTTTCTCCCGAATCTTTTTCCGGATGGTAGAGCGGCCTATCTCTGAGCTCGTCTTGGGGGTTTTCTCGGACACACGCTTGGTTGGCCGGCAGTACTCGTTCTTCCCACCAGCTCCACAGGCGCGGCCGGTCTTTTGGTCCACCCACTTCTCTTTCTCCCATCGTTTTAAATTAGTTCCTTTTTCAGTCTTGCGTACACTTCCGGACTCCTTGCGGCACTTAGCAATCGCCTGACTAGCCCTAGCGGACGGAAAAACGTCGTATTGCGCTTTGACCTTTTTGTAACAGGCGTCCTTCATAACTTTGGCAAAAATAATACAATGGAGTACCTAAAGTATTTTAAGGTCGTAAGGGCTTATGTCAAAGCGAAATACGCCGTAAGTCTGGATGACTTAGAGTTCTTACTCTTCCTAAGTCCGGAGAAAGTCTTTAATAAGAAGCGACTTAAACTAGCAGAAGTGGGCATGAGTTGGGACCCCAAGCGTCTCGACAGCATGATACGCCGCGGGCTGATAGGGCAACTGCGCGAGAAGCCAACCGCCCTCTATACCCTAACGCCACACGCGCGCCATATTATCAACTCAGTCTACCGGAAGCTTGAAGGGAAGGAGCCCATCAACACGTCGCCGAGGTCCAACCCCCTATACGCCCCGAAAGCCCCATTTAGCTACAAGCTATACCGACGGCAGGCCGAAGACCTCAACGAATCTATAATACGACAACGACGTCGCGCTCAAGAATCACAAGGTACTGATGGCCCTCAATCATCAACTTAAAGCCGGCGCTCCTGTCGTACAGGACGCTGTCGCCGTCCTTAACAGCACAGACTTCGTTGCCGACGCTGACGACCTTGGCCTCCCGGTAGCGGATGTCCTCGGCGTCCTTGCTTGACATGGTTAGCCCGCTGCCGGTCTTTATCTCCCGGTGGACTTCTTCGGCGACGATGAACTTATTTATTGCTTTCATTGGTAATAATTGCGTTTGTACCTAGAAGAGTGGCCGCTACGCTCGTAGCGCTGATGAGAGCGTTCTTTGTCACCTTGGCCGGGTCAATGACCCCCATGCCCATCATGTCGCCGTAGTGCATGCTCTTTAGGTCAAGCCCGAAGCCGAACGCGCACCCACGAATGTTCTGCTGGACCTCCAAGTCGTTTACGCCGGCATTCTCCAGAATCTGACGGAACGGAGCCATCAACGCCCGGCAGAACACCCTCCGGACACGCTCGATATGGCCCTCCTCCTCCATGACCTCATGGGCGATGTAGTTAAGCGCCACCCCTCCGCCGGGCAGTACACCCTCGGCTAGCGCGCTACGCACGGCGCAGACCGCGTCATCAACCCGGTCATACAGCTCTTTCTGCTCCACGTCCGTATTTGCCCCGACGTAGATGACCGACATGCCCCCCCGGAGGCTTGCAATTCTCTCCATAATAAACTCCCGCTCGTCCTTGCGCTCGGTATTCTTGTGCTGCTCCCATAGTTCTTTGACCCGCCCGTCAACTTTAGCCGCGTCCAAGTCCGGCCGGACGATGATGGTTTCCTCCCGGCCGACCACGATGCGCTTAGCAATGCCTAGGTCCGTGACCTGAGCGATGCTCAAGTCGTCACCGGTCTGCTCGCTGAAGTACTTGCCCCCCAACATGAAGGCAATGTCGCCCATCTGCTCATGCCGGCGCCACCCAAACGAGGGAGGCTGCACCACGCAGAACTTCAACCCGTTCTTCACCACGTTCGCAGCAAGGGTCATCTGCACCGCGTCGGAGCAGTCCGCGATAATCACCAACGGCTTACCGCTGTTGATGACCGGCTTGAGCACGTTCTCAATGCTCAGGATGTTGTTGATGGGCGTATCGGACACCAAAACATACGCGTCCTCCAGAATACACTCGTCTTTCCGTTGGTCGTTGACGAACATCCGGTTCGTGTACCCCCGCTGAAACCGCATGCCAGTGGTTGTCTCCACATAAGTCGTCTGCCCCTGCGAACGCTGCACCGTGACAATGCCGTCAGCGCCCACATTCTTGTACGCCGTGGCAATAATCGCCCCAATTTGCGCGTCGTTGTTCGCGCTAATCGTCGCAATGGCCTCCAAAGACGACAATTTCACCTTCTTGGACAACTTGTCAATGCGCTTAGCCACCTTGTCAGCCATGCCGGTCAGCAACTTGGCCTCACTCAGCGTCAACCCCTCCTCAATACCACCTAAAGTCATCGCTTCAGCAATGACCACCGCCGTCGTTGTGCCGTCGCCGGCCATCGTAGCCGTCCGGTCCGCCGCCTGACGCATAATCCGTACCGCCATATTCTCCACCGGGTCGCTCAAAGTGATGGAACGGGCCACCGTGACGCCGTCTTTCGTGACCGTCATGCCCCCAATGTGCTCCGGAGATTCCAAAATAACCGTGTTACCGCACGGACCCAGAGTGCTCTTCACCGCACCCGCCATTTTTTTGATTCCTGATGCCAAGCCTTGCCTCGCGTCAGCTCCTAAAGTGAGATTTTTCATTTTTCTTCAAAATTAACACTCAAACACCATGCCAAACTCTTCTGACCGGAAAAAATTAACGGCCATCGCTTCCGGGGATTCTCAACCGGCGTGTCGTCGTCGTCCGAAACCCACTGCTCGTTGAACGATACGAAGACGTTGTTGCCTAAATAGACAACTATCCCGGGGTCGTCCTTGCTGTACCAGAAGACATCGTCCATAAAACAAAAATACCAGAATGTCGATTTTTTTTCTCCCTATACTCTCTATATATATTCTTATTTTAGATTTCTTCCCAAAAAATCATAGGAAAAAAATCGTCATAATCTATCAGTAGCTTGATAATCAGCGAGAAAAATTGGCTCAAAATCGTCATACGCTGCCAGATTTTCGACATTTGGGGGTTAGAAACTTGGAGTAAATGGGTTATCTGAGCCGTTCCGCGCGTCCGTCCGCGTGCGCAAGCACCCCCGCCTGCACGTTGGGGGGTGTTGTATCTTGTGTTACATGACGATTTTTTGCCGATTTTGCGCCGACCATACCAACCCCTAAAGGGGTGGTAAAGTACGCCGAAATGGGGCGTTTTGGGCCGACCGAGAGAGGGGTCGTGTGATGCGCGTTTCCGCCCGAGCATAATGCCCGCGCCGAAAGAGTGGGTGTTTGAACACCCCTCGTTTTGGTCTATACATCTTCGATGTATTGCTCCATAACACATCTTACATCCTCCGTTCCCCACCTCTACACCTTCGGTGTAAGCTCCATATACCTTCGGTATATGCTCCGTAACACAACTCAAACAAGCCGTAACACAATTCAAACAAGCCCCAAATGACACGCCGTGTACGCGTACCCGCCTTGGCGGTTCTTCAAGAACCGCCGCGCAGTGTCCGAAGGACACCGCCCGACCCCGCGACACCCCCGCGTTACCGCGCCGCCGCCTTGGTATCCCCTTCGGGATACCGCCCGTAGCCCAAAAAACGCGTCACGCTTAGGCATAATGCGTAATCCCCCCACATTTCGCGTCATCCCCAAATGATACGCGCGCGGTGCTTTCGTCAACTGCTTGATTTTCAGCGCCTTTGCCGAAATCAAAATGTGGATAACTTTTTTCACCCCCTAACTTGCTGATTTTGAGCCGTTTACATACTCACCGAAAATTTAATTTGACCCTGTTGGGCTGCATTCGGATTTTGCCGTTTATACCTTTGCATCGCCGACTGACAGCAAACTGACCTCGGCTCCCCACGATACAGACTACCTTGGTAGTCATTGTGGATTACTTGTGACCTACTAAAGTAGGGGTGACAGCCCAAAACAGAGAGGACAAGGAGAGGTCATAATTTCTAATTATGATGTCGGATGCTTCGTAGTGGTTCCTTACGGAAAGGAACTTAGGGTAGCCGCCTATTTCGTGGCTGAGGAATCCCGCACTCCGCAAAAACGGGAACAGGGCAAGGTCAAGCCAAGATTGACCCCGAAGGGGACTGCGACAAAGCAGACCCTACCTTAAAAAGGTACTTCGGCGAAGGGAAAAGGACAAAACTCCTACGGAGTAAAACCCGATTCCTTACTATGTAACGGCTTTGGTAACACAAAGTATTCCAACCGAAGGTTGCATAGTGAGGGGGTGGCGCAGACCGAGTTCGTCTAAAAGCCCGATGTGAGCGCTAGAGCCACGAAGATAGAAAGCAGGTTACTAACTATTGGCCACCCCGAAGGGGTGAAACTTCGGGATTGGTCAAGGCAAAGTACAAGGCAAAGGGGTGTTCAAACACCCCTTGGGGTTCGACTCCCCACTTTGCCACAATGCCCCGTTGGGGGGCTAAAGCCCCAACAAACCCTTTTTTTCAACGCCATAAACCCTAAAAAATCATGGCTACATTATCCCCCATCGCTCAAATCGTCCGTTCCAACGCCCAAGTTGCAGAGCAACTCAAGGTCAAGGAAATTCGCACCGTTCTCGCTTCAATAGAGAGCGGTAAACAGAAAGTGTTTACCAAATCGATTGAACAGGCCCGTCTTTTGGCTAACGCCAAAGAGTGGTTCAACTCCAACAACTCGCTCTGTAAAGAGCGAGGCATTACTTGGAAGTCAATTTTGTCCGATATATTCGGTTTTACCGAATCGGCTATTGAATCCAAGTGGCCCAACCAACTACTGAAAGTAGGGGATGTGACCAATGAACAACTCGAAGAGTTCGTCAAGTGGGCACAATCCAACGACAAGTCGTTGTCGGTCAAGCAGTTGTACCTTTGGCTGAAGGGCGAAACCGAAGAGACCACCGAAGGTGGTGCTGAAGGCGAAGAACAAGCGCCAAAGGCGCAGTGTGTGTGCAGTTGGACGTTCAAACTCCCACTTGTTGGGCAGGGTGAGCGTAATGTATCGGTGAGCATTGACACCGAAGGTGTTGTCAAGACCTCCAACACGGAGGACGAGTTGCGCCTTGCATACGAAATGATGGGCAAGGCGCTTGGCCTTGCATAAGAGAAACCGACCGACGGGGGGGGTGTTCGAACACCCCTCCCTTTTGTATTTCATTCAACCCTTAAAACCCAACCAAAGTGCTAAACATTACCAAAAATTTCCAAAAAACCGAGTCCGTGTCCGTTATCATCCGCTTTGGCCTAACGGTCAACGGCCACGAAGTGACGGGCGAATGCGAAGCATGGGCAAGCGACGGCGTTATGGACGCAGGAAGCATCGTGAAATTTGATAACTCACATCTCATGTATGAGTCGGGGCTGTTTTCTCCCGACGAAAAGGACGAAATTATTGAGTATGTACAGCAGGGCATCGACCTCCCAAAAATCAGCGAATAAAGGGGGTGTTCGAACACCCCTCCAACCCAACCCTAAACAAACACAATGCAACACCCTGAGAATTGGTACATTCCCGTAACCCAAGAGAACCGCGCCGAACTTGAGCCGTGGTGGCTAATACAGGCCGTAAAAAGCGGATGGACAGGCAAAAAAGGCCACCTAAACATAGACACCCTGCTGCTTTCAGTACACCCTTCCGATAGCAGTTATTATTGGAGTGGAAGCGAGAGCGGTTTCGAAGCAGACCACCCGTCCTATCAAAAAATCACCTTAGAACAATTCCGACAAATCACCAACCCTAAACCCCAAAAATCGATGAAAAAAGTATCATGGAAAGAAGTCGTGGCCAAGACCACCGAGTCCTCGAGCGAGGCCATCGCCCAAGTCGCATCCAAGGCAATCGCCCAAGCCCTTGCGGAAATTGCGCCACCTACGGGGGGCGAGTTCGACCCCGAGGAAGTGCGCTCGTTGGTCCGCGAGGAAATTGAAGGCCAAATCGGGGTCATCGTCCACCGCCCCGAGTTGAAGGACGCACTCATGGAGGTCGGGCGCAAGGTATCCGACGACCTTGAGCAGGTGTACATGGCCCGCTTCGATTCGCTCACTCAGGAGGCGGAGCGCAAGGCTTCACACCGAGTTGAGGTTTACCGAGAAGGGGTGTCCGAACACCCCTCCCACGTCGAGGAAATCGCCCACCACAACCTGCACCACTTGATAAAGATGGTGGCGCTCAAGTTGAATGTGGCGCTTATCGGCGAGGCGGGGTCGGGCAAGACGTTCGGTGCGGAGCAGGCCGCGAACGCTTTGGGACTGCGCTTTTTGCCCATGAGTTTCCACGCCAAAATGACCGCGACGGATATCAAAGGGTACTGCGACGCGAACGGCAATTATGTGCCGAGTATCCTGTACGATGCGTTCAAGAACGGCGGGGTGCTATGCTTGGACGAGTTCGACCGCTCGAACACGGAGGTCACGGTGTCGCTCAACAACATGTTGGCCGGCAGTGCGTACATGTTCCCGAACAACGAGATAGTGCGCAAGCACGATGATTTTCGGGTCATCGCTTGTCAAAACACGACGGGTTCGGGTGGTAGCAAGACCTACGCCGCCGCTTCGCGGCAAGATTCATCCACGCTCAATCGATTTGTAAAAATCGAGTGGAACATTGACGAAACGATGGAGCGCAAGGTGGCAGGCGACACCCACGCCACCGAGAAGGTGCAGGCCATACGTCGCAAGGCCCGCGAGTTGGGTGTGGATATCGTCATCAGCCCACGCCAAAGCATCCATGTGAATACCCTCATGGATGCGGGGTACAGCTTGGGCGAGGCGCTCAACTACGCCATCTACAACTGCCTTGCCGACGATGTGAAGGAACGATTGAGCCGAGTTTAAGGGGGTGTTCGAACACCCCTATTTTTCCACCACTAAACCCAACCAAAGTGAGATACGAACACGACAAAAAGAAAGATTTAGTCAAGATTGCGACGACCTTCCATGAGTACGTCCAACTTGCGAACGAGTACAAGAGCGGCGACGTGGGGTATGGTTCGTGCGAAAGGCTTAGCAAACCCAATGAGTTTCGCGGCGACGCATTGACCTTCGAGCAGATGTACGACCGTTGCTACGACGGCTACAACGCCAAGGCCATCGGCGAGCAACGCAAGAAAATCGCCGAGTTGTTTCAGTGCGAGCGTCCCATGGATGAGTTGCGAGTGAGTGGCGAGGCGCTCGACGTTCCGACGTTCTTGAGCGGAGAGCCGAAATGCTTTTGGGAATCGACCACCGAGGAGCGCAAGGCGAGGGTGCACATCGCTTATGCAAGCAACTGCACTGCGGGTCACGGGGCGCAAGCGTTCCTCAATCACGGCGGGGCCATCGCTGCTTTGTGCGACGTCATCGCCGACCAAGCCGACACGAAAATCTCCTGCTATGTGAGCAACACTCGCGTCTATGCAGGCAAAGGCTTGAGCGCCATCACCATCAAGGACTACGACGAGAGCGTGGACATCCCCCGCATCGGGGCGACCACCCACCCTTCGTTCTTCCGACGCATCGGGTTTGCATGGTTCGAGGGCTTCGGTGCATCCATCGGCAAGCCCGAGTGGTCGGGGTATGGGTGCTCAGAGACGGGCAAGGACAGACCTGCGGTCATCAGCGACGAGGAGTTCGCCGAGTGGCTACGGGTCGAGAAGGATGAGATAGTCATCGACCTGCCCGCCGCCGACTTGTCCTGCTTTAGGAGCGAGAGTTCGACCGCCGCATGGTTAGCCAACGCCATTGACAAAATCAAGGAAGCCATTGCGACCAAGAACAACTACATTCAACTTTTCAACTAAACCCACGGATGGGGGCTAAACCAAACACCACTTACTATGAGTACCAAAACCACAATCAGCGAAGCGCTTGGCCTTTCACAGGTATGGGCAGACAAGAACCAACAGGTAGTCGAGAAGGCGTGGAGTGAGCACGACACCGTGAGCGACACGATTCTCGATGTGCTCGAGCAGATGCGTGACGCCGAGTTCGGCGAAACGGGCGAGAAGCCAACGACTTACGAGATTAAGTTGATGATGGCGGGCATGCACATCGGCGCGAAGAAGGGCGAGTTGGCTATGAAGAAGATGCTCTTTGAGAAAGCATTGGAGACCATGAGCGGAGACCTGCTCAAGAAATTCCGAGGCGAGGAGAGCGAAGATTAAGAGTGCCGAGGGGGGTGTTCGAACACCCCCCTTTTATAGTCGGGTCATTCGGTGGATGCGTTGTGCCTTTTTTAGGGTTAGGTGGTGCGCATTTGCGGGTTCGACTCCCGCCCCGACTACGATGCCTACGGCGAGGCTTTGTATCGTCTTCGATTTCCTCAACCCAATTAAACACCTATGAACTACGCCACTTTTTGTATCGCCGCGTACATATTACGCAAAGACCCCGAAAGGTTTGACAGACTTGACGGCGTGTGGACTGTCGCAAGGCAGTACTACAACTCGTACTTGCACTCCAAATACAACGACATTTCAAGGAGCGAACTCGACTGCATCAATGACTTTATGAATCTAATCTACACCACTAAAACAATCAACCCATGAAAGCAATCCTAATCGACCCGCACACCCGCTCAGTCTCCGAAGTAGAAGTGAGCGAAAAGAATTTCCTCAAAGACCTGTATGCCCACATCGAGTGCGGTCTTGTTGAGCGAACCATTGCCGACGACCGCAAGCATGAGATATGGCTTGACGAGGAAGGTTTGTTCAGCGAGTCCGTTCAGTTGTTCAGTCTCGAAGGCTATCCCCAAGATGCCTATGCTGGCAAGGGCGTCATGCTTGGATGCAACCGAACGCTTACCGGCTCAAAGGACTGCGCCCTTACACTCGATGAGGTCAAGGCCAAGGTCAAGTTCATGTCTCCGTATGAGTATCTCAAGAGCCGTCAACAATAATCCAACGGGGGGTGTCCGAACACCCCCCCTTTTCTTTTCATCAACTAAACCCAAATCAAATGACACACCCCGAAAAATGGTACATCCCCGTAACCGAAGAGAACCACGCAGAACTTAATCAATGGAGGCTAAGTAAAAGAACACGGGAAGCGTCAAGGCATGACAATAAGTTCGTGCCCGGCGCAACCCTTCTGTCTGCACATCCATGCGATGATGGTAGTTATTTCTATATGAAAGGTTATAGTATAACACAAATAGACAATGGCTACCAAGAAATCACTCTCGAGCAATTCCGTCAAATCACAAACACCATGAAGCACCCAAAGAAATGGTATATCCCCGTAACCAACGAGAACCACGACGAACTTAATCAATGGAGGCTAAGGGTCGCCACCTCTTATCGTGACATGAAACTCAACCCTTATGATAGCGTTGTATTATCAGCTCATCACCGTGACGGAAGCTATTATTATGCCGACGGTGTCAAAGGCTTAAAGGCAAACAACGCATACAACGACTACCAAGAAATCACCCTCGAACAATTCCGCGAAATCACAAACCCAACCCAAACAACCATGTCAAAACAAATCCAAATCTCCCGTGAGTTACTCAACGAGTACTACGAAGCAAGCACCACCGAACAGAAGGCATACCTATCGGAACACTTCAAGTTGGATGGGAGCACAACTGTTGAAGCCATCCGTGGACTGCACGACTTAGCGTGTCGAGGTTGGAGGCCAAAAATCAAGGCGAACCACCCCGACTGCTTCCCCGAGGATAGCAAGTACTTTGACTTCTCCGAGCATGTCAACAAATCCGTGCAGGAAAAAAGAGTTGTTTCAGCGGATGTTTGTGAATCCTTGGGACTTACTGAAAGCACAAGAGGCTTCATTCAAGTTAGGAATAATAGCGGCAACCCACAGACGCATCATCGCTCGTTCTACCTTTCTTCCAAATACAACTGGGAACTAGTGCAAGACGGGACAGAAGACGGTCGCCCCATTATGGTACTAATCCCAACCAAGAAATAATTCAATCAACGGGGGGTGTCCGAACACCCCCCTCTTTTCTTTTCACTTAAATCAAATCAGCCATGAGAAAATTATTATTATTATTCTTCCTCTTGACATCGTGCGTTGCCGAAGACCAACCCGTTCCATACGAGTACCGCGTTAGCGGAACATCGGGTTCGTATTCCGTCACGCTTCAAAACGCATACGACAACACGCAACAATGGAGCGAGGTCGGCAATGGGTGGTGGTACAAGTGGACACAAACAGGAGGTACGAGGTGGCTCTATGTTTCCGCGCAGAACAATCGCTCGTCGGGTAATGTTACCGTGCAAATTGTCCGAGCGGGCGTTGTTGTTGCATCAAACACATCCTATGGCGGATATAGCATCGCCACAATTTCGGGTAGATATTAACCAATGGAGGGGGTGTCCGAACACCCCCCTCTTTTCTTTTCACTTAAATCAAATCAGCCATGAAAACAGCCTATGTAAAATCCCGCCAAATCTCCTGTGTGTCCGAGCCGTCTCCGTTTGAGAAGGTAAAGATAAACGGGTCAAGCGATGCCCAAAAATTCGCACGGCAATTCTATCATGAGGACATTGAACTCTACGAGTCTATGTTTATTATGATGTTGAATCGCAACAACATGGTCACTTCATACGCCAAAATATCCCAAGGCGGGACGTCGGGAACGGTGGCAGACCCAAAGATTATTGCGAAGTACGCGGTGGATGACCTGTGTTCCGGCGTAATCCTTGTACACAACCACCCGTCGGGTAACAGAACTCCGTCAGACGCCGACATACGCTTGACGACAAAAATAAAACAAGGATTGGGAATGTTTGAAATCAAACTACTTGACCACATCATCTTGACCGCAGACGGATACGCATCCCTAGCAGACGAAGGAACAATCTAACTCCATAACAAATGAAATACAAAATCTATCATCGCATCGACAATAGTTATGACATCATCACGGAGGACGGAGGCGTAGCCGTCTTCTATCACAACCAAGAGAACTATGTGACGCATTACTATCAGAGAAGCCTCAGCGAGTGCAACCCTGCGAACTATGTGTGGGACGAACTATCCGAGGGCAAAATCTACATCAACGATTGGGAAGGTAGCGACGAACCTCCGAAGGAAGAAGTAATCAAAGACGCGCTCGAGTGGCTTGTGTTTCCTGCCCCCGCAGAAGGATGGGAACTTGACCAAAGTATTTGGAGCGAGTTCTTTCCGATGACAATAGTGGGCAGGCACGTTGAGGGCATATCTCTGAACGGACTTGAGTATCTGTTAAACGAGGACGGGAGTGTTATGCAATTCGCATCCGAGTATCACGCCAAGAAATTTCTCCGTTCAAAGATTCACGAAGATGTCACCGACGAACTGCTAAACGAGGTTTTCACATTTGAAACAACGGGTGTTCAAACACCCCCTAAACCAAATGACTAATGGGACGACAAAAAGGAAAACAAACCACGGCGGAGAGTTGGATAATTGCCAACGGAAAAGCGGGCGACCATTTCTATTCGGATAAGAAGGACGGAAGCCTGACGGCAATAGCCGCGTATCACAAGCGCAAAATCACGACCGAAAGGTTAATCACAATCACAACGGGAGGTAAAGAACCTAAAGCCAAGTACATAACAAAAGCCACTTTACTATGACGGAATACATCATAACAAATCATTTATTCTTTGAGGACGGGACGTCCGACAGAAACACCGAGACGTTCAACAAATACAAGGACGCTATGGGTTATGCAAACTGCATGACCGAAACGAGCGAACTGCCCCCGAGCGGCGTTGACTTCACGGTATTGGAAACTGTGGAGTACGCTTTCGTAAGTGGGCACGGAGAGCTTCCCGACGAATGGAATGAAACAAGAAGAACCTTAACCTACTTTATTTAACCATGGAAAAGATAAGCCTCACAATCCAATCAGCCTTCCCTTCGGGGATGCTCACGATTTCAGCCGTCGTCAAGGGACACCTTGTGCGCAAGCGTTACATGGGTTACTCAAAGACCCAAGCTAAAAGGCTATTCATTCAAACCATAAACTCCAAGCCATGAACAACGAACTCACACCCCACATTGAATACTACCCCAACGGGAATGTAAAGGTTAAAGGACAAAAGAACTCCAAAGGGCAAGAAGAAGGTATTGAGGAGTTGTTCTATGGAAACGGCAACATCCGTGTGAGAACCCCTTACAAAGGAGGTAAGGAGGATGGAATTGAGGAGTGGTTCTATGATAACGGAAACATCGAATGTAGAATCCCATACAAAGGTGGTGAGAGGGATGGAATTGAGGAGTGGTTTCATCCAAACGGAAACATCATAAAAACTTATGTATGGAAAGACGGAGAACTAATTGAAGAAACTGAACACTAAGCCCAAACAAAATGACCAAAGAATTTATCCTACCCACCGACTTCACGAAACTCAACCCGAGAAAGAAGAAGCAAGTACGCGAGCAGTATGCGAGAATGCAGAAGGGCTTGTGTATGTATTGCAACGAGCCATTGGACGGACAACCGCCCGAGAGAATCACAAGTCTGCCGGTCAACTTCCCCGCTCACTTCTTCAAGTATCCCGTGCACCTTCAGCACAATCATGACACCAACATGACCGAGGGCGCAGTGCATTGTTATTGCAACGCAGTCATGTGGCAATACGAAGGACGATGAGAGGGGTGTTCGAACACCCCAAGAATAAATTTTGTTTTTTCAAATTAACTTACTATATTTATACAACAACATGACACGAATCCCAAACTTTAGACTATGGCAGTTATACATACGCAAGGCGTGTGTGTATGCCGAAATGCCCAAAGTGTCGGACATCAAGTCGCCGATGCGAATCAACTGGGTCCACCTTGGAAATGTAATCGAAGCAAAAAAACAACTATCATGAAAAGAATACTCAAATTCCTATCAACGGCAAAGGACAGGTATCATCGCGCTATCGTCCAACGCTTCCAACGCCTAAGCGATAAGCCCTACGAAATCACGGAGCAAGATGTGTTGTCAACGCGAAGGGTTGCCATGTACTGCTACCTCGACCACTATAACGTAGTGGTTGACAACGATGGTCACTTCCACCTAAACGGAAGAGTATTCACTGATGAGTCTCACCTTTTAACCCACATAAAAAACGATGCCAAATAGCGCCCAAATCAAAAAGACGTGCGATGAAATCTGCACGCTTTTGCAAAAGAAGAACGCCGCCTACGGAGATTCAGCGGCAAATCCAATCCGTGTATTTTCAAAGGCTCAACCAATAGAGGGCATTCTTGTGCGCATTGACGACAAGTTATCCCGCATACAAAACGCGGGTCTTACCGACTTATCTATGGCCGAGGACACCCTGCTTGACTTAATTGGCTACTTAATCTTATTAAAAATAGAAAATGACAGAGGAAAAGATTAACCTAATCGTAAACCAAGTTACCCATGCACTCAACCTACAAAAGAAAGAAATCTTTGCGTCCAATAAACGCAGACCTTTTGTTGACGCGAGGCATCTAATTTATTTTTGTTGTTATCACTTTGGCGTCCGCAATACATACATTCGTGAGTATTTTTGGAAAAGAGACTATCGTGTTCCTCATGTCAGCATTATCCATGGCGTTAACAGGATGCGCATACAACGAAGAACCGACCAAGAACTAAGAGAGCTTCAAGATAAAATAATTGACAAATGTACTCAACAGATGAATTATGGGAGCAAGCACTAAAGTACCACGGGTCTTTAGTGTATAAGACGGAGATAGAAGAGCAAGTGGACGCGCATGGGGTAATTATGAGAAAGACGGGATACGGATACGAGTTCCGTACTTATCATAGCGGAGGAGAATACTTCGACAAAATTTCCGAAGAGCATATTCACACGATGTGCCGGCTCGGATTTGATGAAGGGGTAAGGTACGTCGCTTGCAAATTGCTCGAGCAAAAACTAGAACGCTACTCAAGAAGACCTAAAGCAGGCAAAGAATTAGTCCAATCAATAAAAAATAAAATATGGCAACTTCAAAACAACAACAACCAGCAGGGGTGTCCGAACACCCCATCAGTATCTACGCCAAACTCAATGCCGTAGACCTCTCCAAGAAGATTGAGAAGAAAGCGAACCAAGACTATCTTTCTTGGGCAAACGCTTGGAACCTTCTCAAGCATCAGTACCCCACCGCTCAGCGCATCATCTACGAATCCCCACACACGGGCTTGAATTACTTCACGGATGGGCGCACGGGCTATGTCAAGGTGGGAATTGTAATCGAAGGTCTAGAGCATATTGATATGCTCCCTATCATGGACTTCCGAAACAACTCAATCCCCGTTGAGAAAATCACTTCGCAGGATGTGAACAAGAGCATTCAGCGTAGCACGGCGAAGGCAATCGCTATGCACGGCCTAGGCATCCAACTATGGATGGGGGAGGAATCCGCTCCGCTCCAAACTCCTGCGGCAAAGACCGGCACTCCTGCTAAAAAGTTCGGCCTCGATGAAGGCGACGGCAACTGGGAGAAAGTGAAATCCTATGTGTCCATGAACCGCATGTCTATGACGTTCGAAGCCATTATGTCCAACCTTAAAAACAAATACAATGTCAAACCTGAAATTGAGGCAATCCTCAGCGAAATCTACACAAGCGTTGATTGAGCAACTGCGCGACGATAGCGCGTATTATGGAGAAATCGGTAGCGCCCTCATGTCCAATTCGGACGTGGGGGTGTTGCTCGACAACCCGAAGAACTTCGGGAAGGCGAAGGAAAAGACCAAGGCAATGCTCGAAGGCTCCTACCTGCACGCGCTTCTTATTGAGCCGGCCAAGGCAGAGGCTTTTCAAATCGTTGACGCGACAACCCGGAACACCAAAGAGTATAAGGCAAAGATTGTTGATAGTGGACAAGAGATACTACTTCTACGCGACGAAGCCGAAGAACTAAAACTTTTGGCTCAGTCGTTCCGCGCCAATTACAACGCAAGCGAACTTATCTACAACCTATCGGCTGAATACGAGCAACCCATGATAGGCGAGGTCAATGGTATGTTGTTCAAGGGCAAGGCGGACGTGGTAACGGACGAGTATATCATTGACATCAAGACCACTTCGTCGTTATTGGACTTCAAGTTCAGCGCCAAGAAATACCACTACGATAGCCAAGCGTATATCTATTCAACCATTCTAAACAAGCCAATAAAGTTTGTGGTTATTGATAAAACAACGCATCTTGTTGGTATCTTTAATACTTCGGAAGAGTTCTTATTGCGTGGAAGCGCAAAGGTCGACAAGGCCATAGACATCTACGAGGAATACTACGGAGAAAACCCCACAGGAAATATCAGCCAATTAACAATTTTCGAAACCATCTAAAAAAAACAAAGACAATGAGTGAAGACAAAATTTTTAGCAAGGGTATCTTCTTTAAGAACCCATCAGACACCGCCCCAAGTTTTGTTGTGGGCAAAATCAAGTTCAAGGTCGATGAGGCCATTCAGTTCCTATCGGAGCATCAAAAGGAGGGGTGGGTGACTTTGGACGTCAAAAATTCAAAAGGTGGCAAGGTTTACTGCGAGCTTGACACTTATGTGCCAAGAAATATGACAGATTCTGCGTCGAGTTCCGGGGCCAATCCGTCAAGCAACAGCACAGACGAAGCGCCTTATTAATAGGTACTTAGGGGTTTTCAACAAGGGGGGTGTCCGAACACCCCCCTTTTTTTATGTCGAAATTCAGATTTTTTTGGCCGCTTACTCTTATCTATATATTATTTTTAAGACTTTCTCCCGAAAAAATCATAGGAAAAAAAACGACATAATTGACATCTAATTGATTATCAGCAAGAAAAACTGGAATAAAACGACATTAAAACGACACAAATGACAAAAATCGTCACCATCTTCAAAAACATACACGAAACAAATACCCCATTTCACAAGGAGATTGGCTTTATTCTTGAAAGGATTAAAAACGGCGCATCGGCTGAACTTGTCAAGAAGATTCGGGCGGAAAAGAGAAAGAACGACAGAAACGAACTCAAGAAGCACCTCCCCTCAATATGCTTTTCGGGCAAGTTTGCAAAAAGGAGCGATGACGCCATCATAGAGCATAGCGGGCTTATATGTTTGGACTTTGACAATTACGAAGCCCCGAAGAGCATGCTCAGCGACCGGCAGGCCCTCATGCGGGATAAGTACGTTTACTCCGTCTTTACGAGCCCGTCAGGCGATGGCCTGAAGGTATTGGTGCGAGTACCGCCGGATATTGAGAATCACAAGGCGTTCTTCAATTCTTTGGAGAATCACTTTGCGAACCCGCACTTTGACAAGACGTCTTCAAACATCAGCCGTGTATGCTACGAGTCACACGACCCGCACATCTACATCAACGAGGACGCGCTTGTTTGGGAGAACATGGAGGAGCGCGAGCGAGAGCAACACACCGGCCAAATAGGCTTGCCGACGATACCAATGAGGGACGAGAACAAGATTTGCGAGATTTTGTTAAAGTGGTGGACGAACAAGTACCCCATGGTTGAGGGCGTCCGAAACCAACACGCTTACGTTCTTGCCGCGGCGCTCAATGACTTTGGCATAGCCAAGTCTTTAGCCATGCACATCCTACTTCAGTATGCGAGCTCCGACTTCAAGCAGGGCGAGATAAAGCGAACGATTGATAGCGCGTATTCTCAGACGCAGAACTTCGGCACAAAGTACTACGAGGACGATGAGCGCATGAGTGAGATTCGGTCTTCATTTCGAAGGGGCGTACCAAAAAAAGAACTGCGGGCTCAATTAGAGAGCGACGAGGTTGACCCCGCGACCATCGATACCGTGCTTGAGCAATTAAGCCAGTCCGTCGTAAAGTTTTGGGAGAAGAGCGGGAAGAACAATACCGTTAAGATTATCCACATTGCATTCAAGAAATTCCTAGAAGAAAACGGGTTCTACAAGTATAGCCCCGAAGGTTCTGTTTCGTGCATCTTCGTGCGAGTCACTTACAACCTTATTGAGCATACGAGCGAGAAGCAAATAAAAGACTTCGTGTTGGACTACCTGTACGAGATTGGCGACATGGACGTCTACAACTATTTTGCTGAAAACACGAAATACTTTAAGGAGGACTTTCTGTCTTTGCTTGCGAGTATCAATGTTCACTTGGTTGAGGACACCAAAGACACGGCGTTCTTGTATTACAACAACTGCGCCGTAAAAATCACCAAAGAGGGCGTGTTCATGATTGACTATTTTGACTTGGGTGGGTATGTATGGAAAGAGCACATAATACCTAGGAACTTTGTTTACGACCCGGAAGAAAAACCAACTGACTTTAGGAAATTCGTTCACAACATTTGCCGAGCAGAACCCGAGCGAATAAAATCCATGGAGTCAACCATAGGATTTTTACTACACGGGTATAAGAACTTAGGATTTTGCCCTGCGGTTATTTTAAATGACGAGGAAATCAGCGACAACCCCGAGGGCGGAACGGGCAAAGGATTATTTATGACGGGCATTGGAAAGCTGAAAAAGCTTGTCACGATTGACGGCAAGGCGTTTAACTTTGAGAAATCATTTGCTTATCAGTTGGTTAGCGCGGATACCCAAATCATATCGTTCGACGACACCCGAAAGAACTTTGACTTTGAGCGATTGTTCTCTGTAATCACGGAAGGATTGACGCTCGAGAAGAAGAACAAAGACGCTATCAAGATACCTTTCTCACGTTCTCCTAAAATATCCATAACAACAAATTATGCAATTAAGGGCGCGGGAAATTCGTTTGCGAGAAGGAAATGGGAACTTGAACTTCATCAGCATTACACAAAGGAGTTCACGCCGCTTGACGAGTTCGGGAAACTTATGTTCAGCGATTGGAATGAAGAGGAGTGGAATGCGTTTGACAATTACATGATAAAGAACTTGATGAATTACCTAACCACGGGGCTTGTCAAGAGTGGCTTTGTCAACCTCAAGACGCGCCAGTTTTCGGCAGAAACTTGCCATGAGTTTCTTGAGTGGTGTGGAGTTCTGCAAGGACATACCGAGAACCAACTGCTTGCCGCGAATCAGCGCATCTACAAGCAGAGTCTTTACGATGACTTCGTTAACGACAACCCCGACTTTGGGCCTAAGTCTAAACTTACCATCAGCAGAACGCGTTTTTATCGTTGGCTTTCTTCCTATGGGGTTTACCGATATGGCGTTGCGCCGGAGGAGGGAAGAGATTTAATGGGTCGATATATTATTTATCACGATAGGCCCGCATCTTTACACAATGAAACCCCACCTTTTTAACTATGCCTAGATACGCCGGAAACTGCAAAGACCATGGGCTCGTTCAACATGACGCGCCACAAAAAACCTATGACCTCAAGGGGGGCGCTTACTGCCCCCTTTGCGGAACTTTACTTGAACTATCAAATCTAAAAACATGGAAGAAAGAGAAGCAAAAATCAAAATAGAGTGTATTGACAAACTTTTTCAGATATGCGGATACGAAAAGACCCACGAAGACATCGTGGATAATCCGGATTGGAAAAAGGATTATGAAATGAACACCGACCAGTTCCATGAGTGGTGGGCGTACTGCGTCAATAAGTTCGTGCAAGAGCTTGACATGAGCTTACAGGAAGCTCAACGAGAAGCAAGCACTTTTATCATTCAATACGGCTTTAAACTCATTCCATGATTTTTTTTATCTACCACACCCCCGAGTACATCGGGCAAGAAGAGTATGTGTATGGATACACAGTTGAACATACCATATCTTGGACTTACGCATCAACATATTTTAATGGGATTCAAAACTTCAATTACTTTTCGTACTAATGATTCAACTAAGAGAATACCAAGAAGAAATATCAGACAAAGGGCTATCCATTCTTAAAACCCACGGGTTCCTTTACCTATCAATGCAGGTGAGAACCGGTAAAACATTGACCGCGCTAGCGACCTGTCACAAATTGTCATTGCAAGAAGGGGTGTCCGAACACCCCCTTAATGTTTTATTCCTGACGAAGAAGAAAGCCATTGCCGGCATTGAGAAAGACATCGCCGACTTCGGCTCGCTACTCATCAGCGTTGACGTGCTCAATTATGAATCCCTGCACAAGAGAGGGAGAAAGTGTTGGGACGTGCTTATTCTTGACGAAGCTCACGGCTTGGGCGCATTCCCGAAGCCAAGTAAGAGGGCCAAGGACGTCGGCGCCGTTATTCGGGCTTGCACCCCGAGGGTCATACTCCTGTCCGGCACACCGACTCCTGAGTCCTACTCGCAGATTTACCATCAGATGTACTGCATTCCTCGCAATCCATTTAGGGGATACAAGAACTTTTACGCATTTGCCGGGGCTTATGTGAGGGTCACATCAAGGAAAATCAATGGCTACGAGATTAAAGATTACTCGGACGCATCAAGCACGGTTATTAACATGATGACCCCCTACACGATTTCGTACACACAAGAGCAAGCGGGCTTCAACAGCAACATCGAAGAGCGCGTGTTGACGTGCGATATGCCTGACGAAATTGGAGGGCTTATACGCGACCTAAAGAAGCACAAAGTGGTCACGACTGACTTGGGAACAATACTTGGCGACACTTCGGTGAAGCTTATGAGCAAGGTTCACCAGATATGCTCTGGCACGGTCATAACGGAGGAGGGCGACGCGTTAATCCTAAGCGACGCAAAGGCAAGGTTTATCAGGGACTACTTCAAGGGCAAAAAAATCGGCATCTTCTACAAGTTTAAGGCAGAGCTGACGGCGCTGAAGGGGGTGTTCAAACACACCTTGACAACCGATGTCGAAGAATTTGCCCAAACCGATAAAAATATTGCTCTTCAGATTGTTTCCGGTCGCGAAGGCATATCTTTGAAAGACGCAGACGCATTGGTTTATTACAACATAGATTTCAGCGCAACGTCGTATTGGCAATCAAGAGATAGAATGACGGTCTTAGGCAGGGCGGACAACAAAGTGTATTGGGTCTTCTCGAGCGGAGGCATAGAGCACAAGATTTATCAGGCGGTCGTCAAGAAGAAAGACTACACCGTGTACCACTTTAGAAACGACTTCCTATGAGAGAGCAACAGATACAGACAAAACGAATCAAACAACTTGAATCGGAGGGCTATTATGTCATCAAACTTATCCGGACCAACAAAAACGGAATACCCGACCTTATCGCTATACCAAAAGGGGCAGACGTCTTGTTTAGTGAGATTAAAACCCCAAAGGGTAGGCTATCAGAAATTCAAAAATACAGAATCGCAGAATTAGAAAAACATGGACTCAAAACAGAAATCTACAAAAATGACTAATGAAATCAAGGGAATCGTAGCCGAAGCCTGTGGCTTACCGGTGGTTGTTATGGAGCAGCGCTCCGGCAAAAGGCGAGAGGTTGAAGCCAGACAGATAGCCATGTATATGATAAGGCGCTACCTACGGCTCAGCTACAAAGAGGTCTTGAGGTGCTTTCCGGCCTTAGAGAACCACACATCAATAGTCTACGCCATAAGAACCATTGAAGACCTAATGTCGTATGACAAAAGGATTATAGACATTACGTCTAAGATTATGGGGCGTATTTACATTGTAATTACTGCCAGCGAGGATAGGAAAAAGCTTTCGCACTATACTATATTTGATGGCAAATGCGCACACGGAATGTATGAAACCGAAAAGATGGCCTCCTCCTTCGTTGAGCCAAATCAACGCGTCATCCCCGTTTATGTATGAAAAAGGAATCCAGTAGGGTTATCCACATCAATCACACGATGGACTCCCTATATGGGTTACTAGCGGAGGTGTATGAAGAATTTATTGACGACGAAAAAGAGGCCGCTAAAAGAGCGATACGACAACTGATAAAAGAACTGAAACAACTATCCAACTCACTAGAAGATGAAGTGTAAAACATGCGAATCAAGTGGGCAATGCGAATGCCCCCGGCCAGTCAACCCGGAGGTCGTTGACGGAGACGGCTCTTAGATTATGGTTGCGGTCTTTCTGTTGTTAGGATTCCTATTCATGCTTTTCAATGAAATGGAAGACGAGTGTATCCGAGGGCAATGGAGTGGTAAGTTCCAAAAATGGAACAGCATCAACTCATGGAAAAAGAAATGGGCCACAAACAAGAATGGACTGCTAAAGGTCTACAAGCCCAAGTGGTATCACTTCGGAATACGGCTACCGCAAGAGGAAAGGTTTCCTTTTAGCGCCACGTTCCTAGTATTCCTCACGGACGCTGAGCACTTCTTTCAGATGTGCAAGATAGTTGTCGCATCGGTGGCTGTCGGTGTCCTAAGCCCTATGCTTGGCGTTGCGTTCTTCGTGGGGCATTTATTTGTGGGTATTGCAAAAGAAACTTTCCTAAAGTCTTGGATTAAAGGGTAATCGTTTTTAACTTTCACAAAAATTAAATACTATGACACACACAAGAGAACAAATCAATCGACTGAAGCACTGGAATATTGAAATCTCATTCTTTGACCGAGGATGCCTTGTCAGGGTGGGATGCAAGTCATTTGCCTTTGAGAGCATTGAACAGGCAATGGCAGAACTTGTAGAATACACCAAAGACCCGATTGGTGTTAGCGAGAAATACGCTCCTGAAGAGTTCCCAAGGGAGCTTCGCGAATTACAGCCGGCTATATGCGAAACTCCTAGATAAGGCAAAGAGAACCCACGTCAGGTGGCGGAATTGGCAGACGCAAGGATTATCTGAAATAAGAAAACGGTGTTGGTATGTGTAAAAAATACACCCGTAGAGAAGTCCCCCAACGTACAGGTTCGAATCCTGTCCTGACTGCAAGGAGTGTCAACCCTCAAGTGCTGGGCAATGAAAATTGTCAGATGAGCCCATCAAAGTTGATGACACCTCGGAAAGACGAGGACATAGTCAGGTGGCGCAATTGGCTAAACGCTATACCGTTTACGGTTAGAGGCAAACGGAAATAAGTCCTTCTTACAGGTTCGAATCCTGTCCTGACTGCAAACAAATTAAAAACAAAACAAATGAAAAACAAAGTTTGGAACAAAACAGTTATTGCAACTGAAGAACAAAACGTAAGCATTTATCCGACAGATGAGTTTGACGGCATTATAGTTGAAACAATGGAGTTGGACGATAAAACATTGAATGGTAAGTTGTATCTTAACAAAGACGAAATGGAATTGTTGATTCAGAAAATGATTGAAATGATGAATTACGTAAAAAGTTAATCGATTCCTGTCCTGACTACAATAAAAAACAAAACCAAACCAACTAAACAAAAGACATGAAAAAGTTAATTGCAATTTTCAGCATCGGTGTATTATTGGTAAGCTGTAATGTCACCAGCCCTTCTCAAGATAAAGAGATGCTTCAAAAGAAATACCCAAAAGGTATTGTGTATTGTGTTGGCGGATGTCGATACATAGTGGTGGATTCTACAAATGTGTTGGATATTAGGGTAGAGCTAAATGGAACCATTAAGTCTACCGTGAAAATAAAATAATAAATCCAAATGAAACAAGATTTTCTAGAAAAAATGGAGCAACTTTTCCATAAAACAGCAGCAGTCGCTGGATACATAATTGCGGTTATATTCTTCTTAATGGTCATTGGACTATTTTGTAAGGGTCTTTTATTGCTTATAGAATGAACACCGAACGCATCATTGACCTGCTCATTGAAATCGGCAAGGGGATAGCCACTGCACTCTTTATCTTAATCATGCTCACACTAATTTGGACACTATGAACGGATTTAAACAATACCGAAGAAAGCACATTGCGGAACTTCGGCCTTTTCAGGAAGGCGAACAATTACCCGAAAGCGTATCAATATCGCAGGTCGATAGGGATAATGGAAGCCCAAAGGCGGGGGACATGATTGCCCGAAACCCCAAGAACCATGACGACCAATGGCTCGTTGCAAAGCGGTATTTTGAAGATAATTTTGAGCCATGCGACTGATGTTTTTCTTTCTCCTGCTGACCGCTTGCACCAACGACCGCCCTTGGAAGGTGATTGAGGTGCGGGCCAAGGGTAACGCCTGCGAGTATGTCCTATCCCGCTCCAACGGATTTGGACCGCAGGTCAAGACCATGACCGATACCTGTGGGAGGTATCAACTTTTTCAAACTATACGCAATCGGGTATAATATATAGAAAAACCCAAAATCTATACGCAATCGGGTATAATCGTCAGCCCCTGGTCTTACCAAAAGTCCCCCGGCGTCAGCCTATAAACTGACGAACCCAACCCCATGAAAAACGAAACAATCAAAACCGAATGGAGCTTGCGCTCATGCTTCGAGCAGATGCGAGATTCGAATGGCGATGTGATGCTAACCAAGAAGCAGCAAGAAGAAATCATTAGGCTTGTTGAAGAGCGTAACAGAAAAAACCCTTAATAACAAACCATGATAAACACATTTGAACAACTACAAGACAAAATCGCCCTATGGGCCGAGGAAAAAGCGATAAGCGATTCGCATAATTTCCCCAAGCAATTCATGAAGGTCGTCGAAGAGCTCGGAGAGCTTTCTTCGGCTATCTTGAAAGGCAAACGCCGCGAAGAGTACGACGCATTCGGCGATGTGCTCGTCACCATTATCATCCTCGCCGAACAGAGAGGAGTAAACCTCGTTGAAGCACTACACCTTGCGTATGAAGAAATCAAAGAAAGAACCGGTAAAACAATCGATGGAACCTTCGTCAAAGAATAGCATGACCGCCCTAGAGTGGTTCATAGAAACCACTGAGCTACGGCGTTTGGAAGCCATGGAGCTCCAGAAAGGTCACACCTTTTTATCCGAAACGATTGAGAAAGCCCTTCAGATGGAGCAAGAGCAGCTGAAGGGGTGTCCGAACACCCCCTAGTAAAATCGGGTGCAACGAGTGACTTCGGCGTAGATGTACCGGACAAAGTCGCTCCGCGCGTCGCGCTCAATGCTCAGCTTCAGCCAATAGCCTCCTAGAGGCTTCGGGCCTCTTCCGCGTTCAACGTGAAAGCCCATTTTGCCATCGTCCCACTCTTCCTTGTACGTCGCCGTGCGTATTTGTTGCACAGGCTTTTGCTTAATCTTTTTAAAGCGAGGTTGATACCTGTTTACAATGTTGGTGTGTTCGTATAACTCATGGACGTGGCCCATCCATGTCATGTCATAGTTTTCGATGGAGGCAAGCAGGCGTTGGTCTTGGATGACGCCTTTCGTTACCGGGCCGCCACCGCCTGAGCCGTGGAAATAGTGAATGATGTAGGACAAGTTGTTCCGGTGCGGCTCGTCCTCCTTGAGTGGCATCCACGCTAGGTTCACATGAAATACGCCTCCATATCCCCCTAATTGCACGTTGCTCTTGCAAGCGTAGTTGAGGGTCGCCACAAAACGCTCGAGGATGTCCGTCTCTTTGTGCTTGATGACGCCGGTTTCGTGGTTGCCGTAGCCTACTAGAACGATGTTCTGAGCGTATGGCTTAAACCAATCAACCGCCGTGTCAACAATAGAGTCAAGGTAGCGTCCGTTATTGTGCTCTGGGCGAATGTCGTCTTTGCTGGCCCGGAAATCGCCTTTGCCTTGCATGGCGCAGAACAAGTCCCCATTGATGATAATGTAAGCCCCCCTCTTGACGGCTTCGTCCAAGTGGTTTTTCAGGAGTTGCCGGTCGCAATGGGGGTTGTCCCAATGGAGGTCAGAAATCAACAGAAATTCAACTTCTCCATACGCCTCAAAAACGTGGATGTTTGAACTTATTCTCGTAATGTTTGTCATTCTTCGAATTTAAAGTCTTCTTCAAAGGTAAAGTCCTCAGCCTTTTTTTGCTTTTTTGGGGCGCCCTTTATGGTGTATTCGCTGTAATTGAAAAGCCTCAACATAGCCTCACCAAAATCGTCAACATCGCCAGTTGCTACCTTATACCAGTTCTGTGACAACTTAAAGAGCGTAGCCGCAGGTATGCCGGACAATTCGCTAAGAAGAAGGGAGAACTGAACGATGTGCTTGTTCCTTGTTTCATCGGTCTTGGCATCAAAAATAGCCTTTCCTTCTTTGGCTAAGTCGGCGATAACGCTAAAAGCTGATATACTCGTTGTATCATCCGCCCAAGGTTTGCCAAGGGCGATGTCTCGAATTTTTTGGAAAATATCACCAATAACGAATATTGCGTTCAAGTTACCAAGAACTCCGGCCCATATCAACTCCTCGTCATCGTCATCGTCAAAGTCCGTGAGTATCCCGGGTAAGCCAAGCATAAGATATTGGAACAGGACCGGAGCGACCAAGTGAACGGTCACAAAGAGTCTTATGTTTTGCCCTAGCGTTCCCTTCGCGCCGCTAAGCCCCATCAGCTGCTTGTAGATGTTCCGAATGGCGTACATTTCCAAGCGGAAGTATTGCTTTGGCTGAGATTGGAACACCCCAAACATTCTCCATGCCGTAGAGCCCGTCTGGAAAAAGTCTTTATCTTCAACGTCATTACTTTGAGCAACGGACTTAACCTGAGCCTCAATTTTCTTGAGCGCGTATTTGATGGCGTCCTGTTCGGAAACCTTTTTCTTGGCTGCTTTTTGCTTATTGATATACTGCTCTTTGTAGAACAAGTAATTTGGAACGCTACCCATAACACCGGCCTTGTCACCTTGCTTGATGAAGTACATCATGACATTCGCGTAGTTATCAATGGATAGCCCTTTGTCCCCTCCAAGAACAACGTCTCTCTTGGAGTCCGAAAAGGTGGACATTATCTCCATAATATTTGAAGTTGAAAACCTCGCTTTCAAATACTCTGAGTTCTCCATCATTTCGGCCCAAGTTTTGTAAGCCGTAGACTCTTTGCCCTTTCTTAAATCAGAGAATACTCTAGTGGCGTATTTAGCATAAGAGCCATATCCAATGAATGGAATAAACCCTACAAAACTGCTTGCCTGAGCGAGCATGATTTTTGGGTTAAGGCCAAGTTTCGCGTAAACGAAAGTCTTAAACCCGGCGTCAAGAATGTCATTCTCTTTTCCTTTCCCGAAGCCATCCGTGATAAGCCTATCGGTCATCATGTTCAATAGGCTGTAAATGTCCTTGCCGACACGGGTTTCAATCGCCTTACGAATCGTGATGTTGTTCAGCATCTTCTTGATGTCGCGAATTGACTCAGCGTAAGACGCAAAGAAATTCATGTCGCGTACATAAGACGTGAGCACTTTGTCGCCGTCCATTGTCTTGACGGCTTTGTTGTTTCTGACGCGCTCTTTCGTTGATGCTCCCCCGACCGCTGTGATAAATTCGCTGGGCTTCTCAAGTAGACTTGGCGCCTCCTGCCCATCGGCGGATTCCCGGTACAACCGGCCGGCATAAAACTGATTCCAAGGCAAGTCGGTGCGATAAACACGGCGATAAACCTCGTTGTAAATCGGGTACATATTTGGGTAAAACTCTTCAACCTGCCAATCGGCCCACTCTTTCACCTTCGGGTCAAGCTTCGATGTTATTTCAGCCATTATCTCCTTGTACTGGGGACCGAACTTTGTTTCAAACCCGGGGTGATTGGCGGCGTCTTTGTACTGATTATACAGATAGTACATTTCGTTCTGGCTGATAGGCGCTTCATTCTGAAGCAAGAACGCCTGCATAGCGACCTTATCGCCGGTCTTCAAGACCTTTTGATACCCCTTGGGGTCCATTATGTAGGTGAACTTCTTCTTGCCGTTTTGAATCATTATCTTCTTCCAGCCCTTGCCGAAGATTTGCTCGGCGTTGGTTTGGAGATACGCCATTGCTTCGTTGTTCAACTTGTTTAAGTTTGCGCGAGATTCACGCACTCGGTCAACGATAAGTTTTTTACTGACACCACCGAAAAACTCGCCCGTCATGTTTGATATTCTATCGACAAGACCGGCAAGGTCTTCTGTCCGCCTTAGCATAGCGCCAATGGTATCATCTACAAATGAGCGAAGAGCCTTCCCGAAGGAACGCTGTTTTTCCTTTTGGACCGACTCACCCATAAGTGCTCTCTCTACCTTATCAACGGCTTTCTTGTCGCTGAAATTGACATTGTAATCGCCGCCGGTGATGTCCTTGAGGAGCTGCCTCTTGAGCTTGTTGTAGTACTCTGATTGCGCCTTCAGTTCGTCCTTGAACGCTGCCCGCCCGGTCTTGAGAAAGTCCTTCATGTAGGAATACAATTCATCAAGAGCAATGAGTTTGTTTTCCTCAATGTCATCCATGAGCATCGTGGCCGCAAACTTCAGCGCGAACTCAACATCGGCAAGGTCTTCGGCGTACTCGTCCTTCCCTTCGTCAATAACCAACTCGGTAAGCCGGGTGTACTCGGAGTTCAATGCGACAATGGCTTTTTGAATTTCTTCTACGGATGCTTTTTCATCCGGCAACATCCCTTTAATCTTAGCGATTCGCTCCTGCATGGCCGTGCTGAATTTGCCCTTTACCCTACCGCCTTCCTTCTTGGTGGTTTCAGCGGCAAGCTGCTTGAGCAACTTGGCCCTCGTAGCGCGCACTCTGACGCCAATCACAAAGTCAGCGACCTCTCGGCGAATCTCGGCGATGTTCTCGCGATTTGCTGAGGATACCTTCTTCAGCAAAGCCATCACCTCAGCCTTGGCGTACATCGTCCTAGGCAGACTTGACTTGATGAGTATGGTTAACTGCCTCCTGATTTCGTTCAGCTCACGGGCGCCCTTGTTGATGTTACGCATGGCCTCACGAATGCGCTTCATCTGCGCTTGAATAGCCGTGTTCGCCGTGGTGTTCAGCGTTGCGTCAAGGTCAGCCATAAGGCTCATTTGCAGGTAATCCGACGACGACAAGAACAAAGGATGCTTGGACAGCTCTTGCATTGCGAACTCCCGGATTTTTGCGCTCGATGGTTTCTCTCCGTTGACTTCCTTTTTCGCAAAGCGCCGTATCTTCTGCTGAACATTGGTGTACATGCTGTACCCGGCGAAAGCGCCGCCCTCGACCATTGTAAATGCGCGTGGCAATTTCTCCTTATCACCGACGTTAATCGCCATTGCCTCATTGATGTCCGAGGATGAATAGCCCTCCTGCTGCATTCTCCGCTTAATCTCCCCGTCTGTCAAGCCCTCGTTTCTTGCGTCGTTTATTGCGCCATACAAAGTTTGGTCGTTCTCTGGAACTCGAGAAAAACGAACGTCCGTGTCTTCGTTTGGTTGAAAGCCGGCAAACCTAATGGTCGTTTCAAGCAATGCCATTGGAAACTCACGATTTGCTTGAGCGACGGCTTCAACAAATCCGGCTGTTTGCAAAAGTCTTTTCTTCTGATTTTTTTCTAAATCCTTTTCAGATATTGGGTTGTTGTCGAGATATTTTGAAAGGCTTTTTGGCTCGCTTGGAAATACCGCTTTTTTCCCTTGAGAGTATTGGTAGTTAATAAAAGCATCTGGATTGACATTTTTAAAAGGAATATCTGTAAGAAATGTTTGGCCTTTTTTAACGGATGGATAAATCATTCCACCTTTCATTGGAACATAAACGCTTTGACCATCTTCATTCATTATTACACCCGAAAACGTCTTATTCTTTTGGTCCACATAAGTTATTTTGATTAAAGCATCATCGTATTTGCTAAGTCCTCCATCTAATTCAACGAAGCTTCCCTGCTTAATCCCAAATAACACATTTGGTTTTATTTCGGGTATGTTTGAGTCTTGTATACCATAGTTTTCGTTGATATAATCAATAATTTTTTTGGTTTGTTCGTTGATATATTTTGACGCCGATTCATCATACTCGATTCTAAACCTGCCCTTTTTTAATTTAATACCTAACTCATTGTAGAGCACCATTTCTTTTTGCCTCTCTATTGATTCGCTTAGATTGCTTTCCACCATGGCATCTAGCACGCTATTCGTTACCGATGGATATGAAGAGAATCCGGGATATGTCAACAAAGAAACGCCTACCCTGCTGCCGGTCTTTTGTGGAGAAAAAACTTTTGATAGCGACACTTTTCCGGCAGTAGTCCCAGCAGTCCCGGTATACGCATCGCCTTTTGATGCGAAAATTATATCCTCGGGATTCGGATATAAGGCAATTCTTACCCCGCTTGCATAAAAACTAGACCAGTTTTTTCCTTCTGAATTTATAGGGAGGCTAGCAAGTTTTGTTAAACAGGACAGAGAATACTCTCCACCATTTTGCTCTTGCAAGTCTAAAAATCTCCCAATATTTTGTATAACGGCTGAAAAATCAATATTCTTTGACATACCCGTCATCATGTAATGATAGAATCCGTAGCCTCTATCGTAAGCCTCTTGTGGGTCGTACTTGATGCCGTATTCTTTTTTCCAACTCTCAAGATATTGTTTTGAGTTTGAATACTCTTCTTCTGCTTGATAGTAATCTCTTAAATTTTTAGCAAGATTGATTATGCTCCATCTAGGGTCCGCATTAGCGTCTTGATTGAAGGGGTTGGAGAAATTCTTGTCATATCTTCTTCCGTTAAAGCCTAGCAATATTTCACCCGTTTCAACATCCGTAGCCTCCCAGTAAGGTTTTTCTGCGTTCTCAATGAGATTAAAATCAATAGTCCTTCCGGATACCGAATCGTAATACCTAAAGTTCTTTACGTTTTTCAGCTCTTCCTTTATTAATTCATCAATATCACCAATCCGGTGTATATTCGTTTCAGTAATTCGTCTAAAGATTAACTTCTTTATCTTACTCCCAAGCGTCGGGTTAGACGGGAACTCTAAAGTTGCAGCCGCTCCGGCTCTTGCCATGTCTTGCTTAACTTCTTCAATGGAAGCGTATGTTTCTCCCGACGGAGTTCTATAACCAATTTCTGTTCCGGGCAATGCAATAAGGTTTTCTCCATACCCCATTATATCTGCTAAGTCTTGAATCGTAGTTGTTGGCTTCAATTCTCCAATCTTTATCACTTCCTTTCCAAGCAGTTCCCTTACATATTCACTGACAAAATTCCAAAGTTTCTCAAGCAACATTCCAAGACTTGACTTCTTGTCAAAACTTTCGCTTGCAAGTTGTCCAAGTAATGTTACCAACGCCTCCTCAATTCTTTGGTCTTCAGTTAGTTCTGGATATAGTTGTGACACCATGTTGTATGCAGCAATGCCTTCGGGGCTATTTTGCATTTCCTTTACAAGGTTGTCATATAGCTCCCTTGAACTTTCGCTTCCGCTCTTCAACGCATAAATAATAGGGTGCGCAAGAATTTCGTGAAAAGGCGTATCTTTTGATACAAAGCTCAAATTTATTGTTACGCTATGCGTTGTTGGGTTATATTTACCCCTGTAATTCTCTAATGGCTCTGATACAAAATCGACATAATTAAGCCCTATTCTCCAAGCCAATTTACCAACCAATGTGCGAACGGCTAGCTCATCGTTTCTATCGATGACCTTTGGTCTTTCAGAACCATCAACCTTCTGCCTCATCGCAAACATCTTCTGGCGAATCTTCTCGGCTCTTTGCTCAATCGACAGCTTCTCGTCGTTGAATGCAGGGATACCCGACTTAACCTTCTCAACGATTTGAGGAGTAATGTCTACTGAGCGTTGCTTGGATGTGGATGAATCAGCTCGACGTTCCGATTCTTTGCGTTCTTCATAGATTTGTTTAATTGCGCCAATAGTGTGTGCTCTTTTTGAATCAAGAATGTGAATATCATTCACGGCATCGTGCATAGCTTCAATGTCAGTTCCGGCCTTAAAGTATTTCTTAAAAGCCCCCTCTATACCATCAAAGTATTTATCATGAGCAATACTCATTTCTTTACCGGTCAAGATTTCTTTTGCTTCTGATAAATATTTAGCTTTAAGATATGGAGCAACGCCTTGTACGGCTTCATCAATCTCTTTTTCAATACGCTCAATTTCTTCTTCCAAATTAACATTTGCATTCGCAGCAGTCACTTTTGCCTCAAAAGGAGCTAAAGTTAGTTCTGTCGTTTTTGCCTCTAGTTTTTTCCCGGTTATTTCTTCAATAAGGGCTTGCATCACCTCTTCAACTGTTCCGGTTTTTCCTTCATCTATTGAGCCATAAAAAGCAACCATAGCTTTACCACGAACACTTGATTCTAAGTCTAAACCACGCAACAGTATACGTCCGTCGCTTTGTTTTTCGCCGTCTCCATTTATGATTTTTTTTGAAATTTCATCTCCAACGGCTGCTTGTAATTGATTCTCTTGAAAAGGATAGTCCTCAATAATGGGATTTCCACTCTCATCGGCTGCATATATTTTATACCCAGAGTCGGTTTTTGTATATAATATAAAACTTATTTTGTCGGATAGATTATATCTAGCATTCTGTTGTTCCCCTGTTGTCCATGCTACTTTTGTTACATTTTTTTTAACAGCTTCTTGTAAGGCGACTTTTAAAGCCAACTTCACCCATGCGCTGGTGTTGTCAACGTATGGGGCGGAAACTACATTTGGCGTATAGTTTGGGGTTTCCTTTTGTTTTTGTCGTTCCTTTCTTATATGTTGCGCTAAATCGCTTTGCACTTCCTCAATAAACAATACTTTATTGCCGTCCTTGTCTTTCCTGATAACATATCTTAAATGAGCGATAGTTTTGTCAGTATAATGACTATTAAAATCAAATGAATATGGAAAATTGGCGTCATCCCATTCAATGATTATCTCTTGATATTCACCGCTCTGCTCTTCTGTTAAGCCTCCAAACTCTTTGTCTTTGTCTTTTTGTACGCTAATCTTGACGCGATTTTTCTTAATGTAATCAAGCAGCTCTTTCTTTTCAACCTGCTCGTCAGGACGCTTGGCTTGAAGGAACGCTCTTGCACCGGTGAACTCTCCTTCATCGCCACCAAAAATTCCACTCTGCAACCACTTGGTTGCACTTTGCTTTTCAATCGTTGATGTAAGTAGTCGCCGTTCAATAGTTGAATAAAAACCTTTGACAACTTTTAAACCACTAGGCAAGTCTGTGCTTCTCGCTTGACGCACAATCTCTTTCTCTTTTTCTGTGAGCTGACCCGTCATGTAAGCCACGAAGTCCGAGCGCTTAAAGTCGGTGACTTTTGAGCCAATATAATCTGCCGCTTTCTCAACAGCAGCGGATACATTTTCTCCGGCCTCGATTGCAAGAATCGCTGAGTCAATAGCGAAATTCCACACGCTTTTACCCATACCAGCCCCAAAGCTGTTCATCGTTCCGATGTCGGTCCTCATGCTCTTGAGCGAGTCCTTGATGGCCTTAATCTTGTCGGTCTTAATCTTCGGCAACGGGAGGGGTGTTCGGACACCCATTGTGCTTGGACCGCCAAGCAGCAACGCCATACCTCTTGAGTATGCGTCGTCAATCTTGGCTTGGTCTTCCAATAAATAAACATCGCCGCTCTTCGTGTCCTTCGCGTACACAGGCTTGCCATCCTTCATGGCAGTCGTAGCCGCTTCAAGTTGCGACTTCGGGCGCACGGCTATATTGGCGATGTCTTTGTTCTCCACCTTGTCCGCCGGCACAGTAACCTCATGCCGGCCGGTTTCTTCATTGAAGACCGCTTCCGGCCTGAACTCCGCCGGAATCTCATTGATGTCTTCAGCGGCAAGCATAACCTTGCCGTCCTCGTAATCTTCTTTGTCAAAGATTGACTCCATCCGGGTGACGTACTTATCCAATAGCTCTTCATCCCCTTCAATGGAGATATTCAAGTCCTTGATTTCCTCGTCTGACGCTTTTGTTGGGTCTAAAAGAGCCGTTACATCTTCACGCAACGATGCCTTCCCGTCAATGTAGTACTTTGGTGTAAGACCAATGATTGGCGCCAAGTCCACGCGCTGCTCGGGAATCTTTTTGTTCTGAAGGATGTAGTTCATTTCATCCTGAACGACCTGCTGCATGGGTTGATTAATCGTTGGCGTTCTGTCCAACTGCCTCTTTGCCGCAATCAAGTCTGCTAAGCGGGACTCGGCACGACTGCTAGTGCCAAGCGCAAGCTGCGACAACCGTTGGGCGTTTGTTGGAGCCGTTGTCGACATCATCTGCCGGGCCTCTCTGACCACAGACACATTCTCGAGAATCTGCTGCTCGGTCACGCCGGTAATCTGACCGGTCGTCCGCATGTTGTTCGTCCATTGAGTGACCTTGCCAAGGTCTTCGTCCATGTCGTTGAGAAACGAACGGCTATTGGCCATTTTCTCAGCGAGGTTTGTATAGTAATCCTTTCGGGTCTGTTGGTACACCACGTCGGCAAGGGTGAGCGGGTTGCTTGACATACCGCCGGCCCCGAGCGCTTCACCAAGTATCTCAATAGAATTTAACTCTTGGCCTGACACGAACTGAGCCGCCGCTTCACCAAAAGCCTCCGATACCGGTTCAATAGCCAAAGCCTGACCGGCAGCCTGAGTCGTCCTGCGAGCCGTTGACGCAAGCGAAGACGGCGCTATTTTGCTGAGCATCCCGGCCGTAATGGCGTCAACAGCAGCAATGGTCAATCCGCGCTTTACGCCGATGTTTCTAGCCTCTTCCCATATCTCAGGGTCGTTAAGCCATTCGCCCTCTTGGGCTTTCTCGAGCGTGTTGTATTTTTCGCGGATGGCCTCAAGAACAGACGCCGTGTACTCTAGCGAAAAACCGCTAGCGGCATTGGCGATTTTCATACCAGCGGAGAAACCGGACCTAGCGCCCGGAATAGTACCAACACCCGTAAAACTACCAACAACCGCGCCGGTAGCTGTTGACACAGGTATAATTATTGAACCCTGCTTCCATAAAATCGGGAACATCCGGGCCATAGAGTTTAATGTCATATTTGCTACGCCCGAAATAAACGTCGAAGGATTTGCCCCAAGAGCGCGCAAATAATCACCAAACTCTCCTGACTCTGTCGCTTCGGCAATTCTTTCCTGACCAACCGACATCGCCGTTGATATAGCCGGGTCGTTCATCATTTTGAACATCTGCTCGTTGTATATCGCAAGCTTTTCCTCATCGCCTGCAATCTTTGCGGCTTGCGCATCTAAGACCACGTTTGACATCTTTCCCTCATTCCACCCAGAGCGAATGGAGTTCAATAATCCTTGCCATTCACCCACATACTTATCTTGGGCCTCCTTGTCGTATTTGGCATCAAAATAAGTACGCTCTTTGAGATATACCTGAGCCGCTTGCTTTTGCCGTTGAGCTAAAAGGTTGTAGGCGTCAATGGATTCGTTAAACACCCTCGCCGAAGCTGCATCAGATGGCTTGACATTTTTGATTTCTGGATTGATAGTTCCATCCGGATTCAGAAACGGAACGCCAAAATAGTCGTTGAATTTCTGATTGAGATTTCCCTGAATAGTTTTTACTTCACGATTCAGGGCAATAGCTTGTCGTTCGGCCTTCTTGCGCTCTACCTCAAGTTGCCGGTCGGCCTCCTGACGAATGCTGGACAATGACTGAAAATAATCCTCTATGGAATCTTTCTGTTTGCGCTTTTCGTCAAGGACTTTCTCTAAACCATCAACGGTCCCTACGCCGTAAGCCTTCTTCATCTTAGCGGCTAGTCGAGTCTTTTGGGGCTCAAGCCCCGGGCGATTGGAAGACAAAATATCAATAGCATCTTCTAGGCTATTAATTTCTTCACGACTATACTTTCGCTCGAGCTCGTTCTGCTTCATTACCCCGTACTCAATGCCGTTCTGCTCCGCTACTTGTTTGCGCGTCAAGTCGCCTTGGTTAATACTCTTCCACGAACCTTTCGCAAAAGACTCCGCCTGTACCTTGGTGTCAAACTGATACAACTCGCCTCTCCGAACCGCTTCCTTAAAAGCCTCGTCCGGATTCTTGTACTCAAGCCAATCATTCGGGTCGGACGATTGAGAATTTGGTGTCTTTTGGTATAAGGTTGGAACAGCGTAATGTTTGCCGTCAACCTCCATAGTCGTAAATAAATGGGTTGAGCTAGTTCCGTCAGGATTAATCCGGGCGGCCGGCCTTGTTTCCTGAGCCTTTAATGATAGGTCAACAAACTCCTCGTTTTGGTACTGCGTTTTTTTGGCGTTTTTTGCAATAAATCCTTTCAGCTTATCGGCCGCCTGCGCTCCATCGCCGTACAAATCAACCTCAATGTTTCCGCTACTGCTTCGGGCGACATAGTTGCCCATGGGTGTCAAATCAAAAGAAAACCCGTACTTCCCGTAGTTCTTCTTCAGCTCATCCAAGACGCGCTCCTTCTTCCGAAGACGAGCCGTAGCATCATATCCAAACGCATTGGTTTCGCCCGGTACGTCTTTGGTCATATTCAAGATTGACCCGCTAATCATAGCGAGCTCAGACAATGGGACTGACACCATTTCCTCGGCCGGTTGTGCATCCGATTCCTCGCGATACTTTGCCGCCGCACCGGTGGCCAGTTCTTCAGCGAACTGCTCTCTAAACGCTTCGGTTTTTGACTTGATTTGCTCAGAGAACTCAGGCGTTAGAAGTTCCTCGGTTTTGAGCTCTAGTTCTTCACTCGGAATGGCAGCGGCCTCCGATGCCAAGTACGGAGTCTTGGCTTGCTGTTGTGCTCTGTATATGGCATTGAGGTCAACTTTAACAGCGCCCTTCACGGGCTCTGCTTGCTTCAATGCCCGTAAAAGGTCATTCTGCTGTTTAGCCATTATTCGTTAATTTTTTGTTCAACTTTTTCGTTAAGCGCCTTAAATGCTTCGGCGTATTGCTGGCCTATATTGCCTTTTCCCTCTTCAACATTAATTACGACAAAAACCCCTGACTTTTGGTCAACAAACTTTCTAAGAGCCGGATTGCCTGAAACTTTTACCACATTGTAGTCTAATCCCATTTTTCGAATAGCACTTTTATAGGCATCAACGCCTTTTGAAAGCGTTTCTCCGTCTTTTGTGTCAAATGCCTTTTCAAGACTATCGTTAATCTTTGTGATTATTTGGTCATGCTGGCTTGTTGATGGAGGGGAAACTGAAACTTTCGGGCCCGAAACGCTGCCTGTTCCAGCAGACCTGCTCGCGCTTATGTCAAGTTCGGGGCGGGCAAGAAGGCCGCTAGCGCCCAAGACATCAGCAAGGCCGCTTTCCGCAAATTCCTTTAATGACTCTCCATACGGATACGTTATTTTCGTTAACTTCGTTTTGCCGCCTTCTACGACTTTCTTTGTTACCTCCACTCCGTTATTTGTGAAATCAACTTTTGATGCGCCTAATTTTTTGCCAATCCTATCTGCTGCAACCTTTTTTTGCGCCGGTGTCCCGGAGTATAAGCTTTTTATTGTGCCAAGAGCCGATTTCTCATTGTCCGTCATTTTATCTTCAGAATCACTAGCCCTTGTATCCGTTGCCCTTGGCATAGGCGTTTCCTCATAGGGTAGGTAGACGGATAATTGGCGCTCCATAAAGTCCATAGCCGCTTTCCGTTGAGCGTCGGTGATTTGAGGCTGATAGCCGTTTGGCGTTTGAACTATCTTGATTTCCTTATCGCTTTGTGGTTCACCGGTCGTGTAGGTATAGCCGTCAAGACCATTATCGGTGAGAATGCTCGCAGCCGTATAGGGGTTGTCTAATATGGCGCCAAAGGTATTGCTCTTTACTTCATCAAACCCCTTACGAAGGGTCACATCGTCCTTCATCTGAACGCCGGTCCTACCGATGACCCTCTTATATGGCGCAAACGTCTTGCCCATCTTGACCAACTCGGAGTTCAAGTCGTATTTGTCAACTTGCGTTCCGGCAATCTTGAACATGTTCTTTGCCGATAGCAAGCTCGACCTGTCCGGCTTACCGCTTTCGTCGGTCTTTGAAAAGAACAAACTGCCAGTCATGGGGTCAAAGTATCCAGAGGTGTTCTTCAGGTCGGCAATTTTTTCCGCTTGTTCATTAAGCGATAACTCAAGACCTGAAGCCTTCCCGGATTGAAGGCGAGCAAGACGACCCTTATGCCACTCTTGATACGACTTAATCTGGGTGAACAAACCATTCACGTCGTCCGTTACATTCTGCCTAGCAATGGTGAAATCCTTTGGACTCATGCGCCCGGCCTTTAACTCGTTATTGATAGTCCGAAGATACTCGGCGGCATTGTTCGTGACGTTCAAAGTCCATGAGTTGACCTCGTTGTCCGACCCTTGAGGCGAATCAACGACGGCCTTCATCGTTTCACGGAACTCCTTGTCGAGAGTGGTTTTCTTCTCCTCTCGAATCTTGCTCTGCTCCTGAATCGTGTCGCTTATGCTCTTACCTATCTCTCGCCAATTAATAAATTGGTCAGCGGTACGTTCCGCGTATTTGTAGTATGTCATCGGCTAAATGATAGGGGGTTGGTCGAAAAAATGCTTTGAAGCTGAGGATTCTGTTGAGAGAAAGCCGTTGGATTCATTCCGATATAAGGGATTTGCCCGGGATAGGAAGGCATAGATACTGATGGGAGAAACTGAGAGAAATTCATAGGGTCATAAGTGCCATCGCTTACGTTAGCTGCCGGCTGCTTAGACTGAACCAAATTGCCCTCCGGCATAAAATCACCCTTGGCTTGCCCTCCGGGATACAGCGGCGCCGCTTGCATCCCAAGCTTCGCCAAATCACCAAGACCTCCCACCCCCTGCGCAATAGACCTTGCCCGGGCCGCCTCTTGCTCTCTAACCGCGAGCTGAGCACCTTCGGCTTCTCCAAGTGAAAGCCCGGCCAATGCGCTTCCAAGCCTTGCGTCTTCGGCTTTCTTCATCTGCTCAAGCTGGAACATGTCTTGGGCTACCTGTGCGTTCAGCTGACGCTCGGCCTCCGTGCGGGCTGCCATAACGCGCCCTGCGGCTGCACCAACGCCCCGCTGTTCGCCTTGGGTTGCCTCGGCTAATATATCTGCCGCCTGCTGCCCTACGGCCTCGCGTTGAGCCTCGTATGCGGTCGTCGGGAGGGATAGTGCCTCTAAGTAATTGACGCCAAGTTGAGCCTTGGCTTCGTTGACTGCGCGCTGCGCTGACTCTCTAGCTTTTTCAGCGGCCTTGCGCTGCTTGCCGGCTTGAGCGAAGGATAAGCCCGTCCCAGTAGCGGTGACTCCCGCGCTTATCAGTAGTGCTGTTGTCGTTGTTATTGGCATAATATAAGTGTTTGAGACTTTCCCTTATCGGAAATAAAGCCTAGTGTTTCGTATATGTTTATTGCATGCTGGTTGCTTGCTATTGCGGTGATGTATTTATATCCCAAATTTTTGGCAAATTCAGACATAAAGCTTATCAAAAACAATATGGCATCGCGCCTATCCGGTTTTTTTGTATAATGCTTGTTTGATATAAGCCACTCCACCCAAGCAACCTTTGAGTTTGTTTTGTACAGATAGGCGGCACAAATAGGTGTTTCTCCCTCATACACAATGAATCCGGTTTCCGGCAAATAGTCTTTAACCGGCGGAGTCCAATTCCACTCGCCCCACCACTTCGTGAGGATGTTTTCGTAATCTCCGTCTTGAATTTGCCTAATTTTCATGCGTATGCAAAGATATTATTTTATGGAAAGCTCTTCATATAATCAATCTCAACTGAGAAAAGCTCCGATTGAGTTGCCGGAGTATGAGTAAGGGTCATCTGAGAATAACCCCCCGATATGCCATACGATTCAGCCTGAGCGTTTTTGACCACCACAATAAACAATCCCGTAGCCCCAATCCCTGGCGCCGCAAGGCCGGTCGTCGTAATTGTGTTTCCGGAAATAGCATTTATCGTTCCGCCAATCAACAAAGTGCTGACCGTCGACCCCGATGGTGTGCCGTACCAAATCCGGTCCCCAATAGAGATAGACGTGCTCAATTCTATATTGGCGGCAAACGTGAAAGTCCTCGTCGTTCCGGAGCCAGTTACGGCTGAAGCAATAATACCAACGCCTATCGTTGACCGGTTCTTAAAGTTAGGCGTAGTTACAAGGCCCGAATCATGCTTGATGTTTGAGAAATACATCCCCTCTTTCAATACATATTGAGCCGTTGTGACGCTAGCCGTTTGCTGTGATTCATCCGTTGAAAAATCAGCCTGCCATGGAGCGTCGCTCTCAAGCGCTACTGCCTTAAACAACTTTCGCTCTAACGGTCGCTCATTAACCATTGATGTAATGAAGGAGATTCCTTGATTAGCATAAAAATTGCATACAGGCACGTTTCCTGAATTGTGTGCATAAAGTTGACCGCCTTTAAAGCTATAAAAAGCATTGTTCATGCCAATCATAAACTCTGGGGAGTAACTGAAGAACGACGACCATCCTTGGGTCGGCTCGTTGTATGATACTGTAAATGCCATTATGGACAGGTTCCTATTTGTGTAACGATTCCGTTTTGCACTCTTATCCACGCTTTAGGCGTTCCGTAATTAAGTGCATAATAGCCATCAGAGACAAGGTTTTGAGAATATTCATCCGCAAACACCCAGTCATATAAACCAAACGAAGCACCGGCTACGCCGTTAACGTGGCCCTGATAAATCACGCTATCTCTAGCCGCTCCACAAGCGAGTACAGATGTTGCATACATAGTTGTTGAAGTAAATCCATTTAGCAAGTCGGGACAAAAAACGCGGGCCGAAGAATTATATCCTCCAGTGTTACAAGCCTCAACAATTCGGCCACGCAACAGGTTTATGTCAGGACTTGTCTTTGGAATATACAAAACCATTGTGCCCGGGTCCGCGGCAATACTAGTTGCCTCCGTTATGTACTCGGAGTTGACATTATTTGTCCAGTTCCATGCCGAATTGTAGTACTGAAACAACTTGAGATTGGCCACAATAGTCGCAGCCGCATTACATGGGTTTCCGGCCGTACCAAAAGTGTATCTCTCAGCAATAGGGGTGGCAGAGCCGTATGCTGCAAGTAGATTTTGCGCGCTTCTCTTGCCTCTATTTCCGTATACCGGATTTGGATAAGCGTCTTCACCTAGCTGAAAGATAAATGCCGTTGACGATTGCGCAAGAGTGACGCTCATTTCAACACGGACAGCTCCAGTTGCGCCTGACAACTCAACTTCAAATTCATACATTCCATTATTATTTCCGCTAAGGTTTGTTGACACAATCGTTTCACAAGGAACAACGCACCCGACAGAAAGGTCATCGCAGGATAACGCGGACAATAAGAGTCCTCCAGATTGTTGTCTTAAAACTCCACAATACTGATAAAATCCATCGGCCGCTTTTGTAGTTAAAGCAGACGAAGTGTATACCGCCGTAGCGGTTGAGAAATTTTTAGAATCAATAAAATAAATAGCCATTAGCAGTTTCCAATTTTAATTACAACGCCAGAAGAATTTAATTCAAACCATCTAAAAGTCGTATCATAATAACTATAAAATCCGGAATAGGCAGTAAACGTGCAGCTATTGTCATAGTAAAACTGCTTTCCGATAGCTATTCCGCCTCCTTCATAGTAAAGTGACATAACGATTCCTGATTTACAAGCGTCTACCGGGCTCGTAAAGACACCCGTAGTCTGAACCTCAATACACGTTGGGCATGGGGTATTGCAATTACAGCAAGCAGAAGCGGGAATCGTGGCGTGATAGCACATATCAAGCGAAGAAATCCTTCTGTAATCCCAAATCAAATAAAGATATTGACCCGATGAGCCTATGCTCATTGACGCGCTATAAGACGCGTCTGGCTCATACTCTACGCCTGGCCCGCTTAAAACACTCGCCGTTGAAGCCGTTATTAAGCTATTAAGCCCAGCTGCGGTGTTGAAATTGTAAGGAGTGTTCGTCCTGAGCAATCTAAATCTATCAAGAGCAGTATTGATAAGAAAAGTCCCGCTTTCAATGCCAAACATTTGTATTGGATTTCCATCCGCCGGCAAGAAAAACGAGCCCGGAGAAACACTAAATGTTGATAAATGAGAAATAATTGGATACGAAACGCTTTTTTGAGTCGTGAAAGGCTCATTATTCATTTGATTAGGATATGTCCCATACGCAATTTGACCACTCAAATCGACATCATTTGCGTTCGTGAGAACCATTGCGTAGACCGTGATTGGCGGAGCTCCAAGAGGGCAAGTCGTCGTTAATAAAAAACCGGCTTCTCCTGATGGAGTCACAACAATGTCAGCATAATTAACATTCGGAAAGTCTTTATTGAAAGTTACCGTGCCTCCTGTTGAAATGGTTATGTTCCCAACAGTTGTGGTGTTGTAAATCACGTCTATGTTTCCATCGCCAATTATTGGCCCGGTAATGTAAATATCTACATCACCGATATTTGTTGGATAATAAACCCTGATTATTGTTGGTTCTGTAATGTTTCCGTAGTATTTCTCCGTTCCGCAATTAACGTATGTTACTTGACTTCCGGGCTCATCACCAACGTGCAAAACGTAGTCTTTTACAAAGGGGTCGTATGCGCCTCTCACTGGGGCGTTTTTAATTGGAGAAAACGAATCTCGGAAATAAGACCGCATCCCAATGTCAGAAATAATCAAAAGCTGTTCGCCTGATAGCTTTAGTACGGCGCCTCTTTTTATGTCGGTAAAGTATATGTCATTGCCAAAAGACGCAAAGCTTTCCGGCTGCTTACAAATACCAAACTCTTCCGTTCTTGCAATCTGATTGCCCAATACTTCTGGCACACTCGCAACAACTCCACCACCGGTTGAGTCGGCAAGAATATTTTTGCCAACAAGGACCCTAGATACTCTGTCTTCTTGGAAGACTAATAGGTCCGTTTGCCTTGGGTGCATTCGCTGAATGCTTGCGTAAAGCGCCTCTAGATTTTTGAAGTTAAGCAATCCAAGGTTAAACTCATTGAGCTTATTGACATTTGACTCGCGATTGTAGACACCGCTGTATGTTATGTCTGAGAAACGATGAACCTCGCTGAAATCAGTTTCAGCAACAGATGTGACACGCTGGCCAAGAAGAAATGAATCTCCAACTATTGAATCTTTTATCCTAAAACTCTCAACACCATTGCCAAAAGAATAACAATTATAGAAATCCAAAATGCTAACTCCAGACGTTCCTCCTGCAATATCCTGACTGACATCATTACATAGGTGATTCCCTGAAGTGTCAATTCCAAAAGACTCATGATTTTCGTAGTACAAATCGGGAAGTGCATCGGTTGGCTCTGTTTCAAAAACAAGTGCTCCTCCGGCTTTTTGAATAATTATTCGAGCCTCAATGCGCGACGTTTTCACGTTAGGCCAAGAGCAAGCGGGACTTCCGTGTCTAATAGTCAAGTAAAGAGGATTGGTCGATGCCGAAACAGCTGTGTCTGAAGCAAATTGGTATCTATTTGTCCCTTGTAAAAATCCCGGAACAGCGCCTACACCAACAAGCGTACTGTTGTCATACGAATCTTGGTTCTGACCAGAATCATCGGGGCAACCATAATCAGGATGAATTGCCTCCTGAACATTCACTGCTTCACCTGTCCAAAAAGCTTTAAAGTCCGAATAGTTTTGTGATGCAACTATTTTTAAGGATAACAGAGAATCAACCCTTCCGCATTTATTGCTGCTTCCTCCGCAGTTTCTTCCAAATCGAAAGACCCAAAGGTTAATACTTACAACTGAACCCGCCGGTATATCCCAACGAGTAATAACGCCATTAACAGTATTAAAGCATGGTATTCTTAACGAAGCATAAGAATTTGCATTCCCGCCACCTGTATCAGTTGACTCGGCCGTTAATGAACCGGTGTCAATGTAATTGTTCGGGTTAAAATTCGCCGACCATCCATCGTTTTTCAAGCGCATGTAAACACCAGACAGTTCTTGGATAGGCTGCCCGGTCGTCGTTTGGTTTCCGGAAATCCAGTTCTCAAGCTTAGCCTCTTTATCAAGAACGACAGTAGTGACATAATTCTGCAATGCGCCTTGCGTATCGGATTTCACAATAAGCGTATCTCCAACTTGAACTTTGTTTTGAGATTCGCCATCAAGTTTTACCCATATACCGCTATCCAATGGGTCGTTGTAAAAGATATTTGCGTAAATCGTGTCATAGCGTTCTTTTGTTGGCTTTATCACAAACTTATACCTCTTCGCCCACGATGGTGCTTTTTGAGATATAGGTATTGTGACTTTGATTCTATTTCTTGTGCTTGAGTTTCCAGCCGGAAAAAACACCGTGTTGGTTTGGCTTGTAAGCGCAGTAGTCGACCGGTTGTATTCGTCCATATACACGATGCCAACTTGGTAATCGCGATTGCTATGTAGGCTTTTCGGAACACCAGACTTTGAGATTGTAGCGGTTATCTGTTGGACTCTAAACCACTCAAATCTATCTACATTAAGCGTACTGACATTTCTATACGCCATTGCTGGTACGACAATCTCTAAAAAGGCGGTTTCAAAAGGAGTTGATACAATCTGGAACCCAGTCTTTAATATTGAAGTTGAGCCAACGGCAAATTTGTTGTAATTAGGAGAAAGGGTTGTTTTGTTAGATATTGCGCAGGCAAATCTGTCCGTTAAAGAAAATCCATTACACACATTTGGCAAGCCGTTAGCGCTTTGATAATATATTAATGAGTTGCCAAGCTTTTGTTGAAATTCAACAGAAGCCACTAAAAGAAGCCAAGATGGATAGGTCTTTTGCGTGGTAAACGTAAAGTTGATAGAAAATGCAGATTGAGGAGGAAGAGATAAAACAGGAGACACCTGAGCGCTTTCTAGCGTTAGCGTAAACGAAAATATAAGACCTTCGGGGATATTATTCTGATATGCAACCGGAATGTTTATTCTAAACTTTGAGCCAGTTATTGTTGCCGACGGAGCTAATGTGTACCAACCAGCCGGATAAAAGTGAGAAAACAATGATGTTGTCAATGGCTCGGACAAAATCTCTTCAGACAACGGTTGAACTCCGTAAGTAATATTTACTTTATTATTATCGCTGTCAATAAGATTATATCCCTCAACATAATTACCATACATAAGCCTATTGCCCATAATTGCTTGAGCTTTTGCTTTGTGTGGCACGTTGTCGTATAACCTAAACCACTCCGACGAAGGGAGCGTTGTGTATATTTTGTTATTAGAAAATAGAAAACTATGAACCGTATTATCAACAATAGACGACTGCTGTTTGTTGATTCGCTGAATTACTTTGATTTCATTTCCGCTTCCTTTTTTGTAACATATATCTATCTCTTTGACCAAATCGCTACCGGAATTGTATGAAATGTAAGCGGCGTTGTATTGATTAACCATACCCTCGTTGAGGTATGTACTTGGGTCAACCGAAAAATCAGACGGAACAAACGCTATTTCGCTAAATTGAGAGAGCGCGCTATACTCGCCATTGGCGTACCTATAACGATACGCAAACGATATGAAGTTTTCTTCAAGAAAATTTCCAACCGTTGAAATATATGTAAGCGAAATTTGCGGAGCCTCGCTCGGCGGCTTAACAATCACATTGAATACTTCTCCGCTAGTAATGCCGGAGTAAGCGGCCGTAATGTCTATGCGTCTAGGCGGATTTAAGTTGTCCGTCCAAAAAAGCAAATTCTCAACAATGCTGATACCGGTAATCGGATAGTCATAGGAGAAATTCAAAACACCACCTAAGTCAATGACATGATATGTCAAAGAGGCCAAATTCGTGTCGTATGAAACGATAAGGTCACAAGTATCGTTAACCGGATAACTACCACCCGGATTAAAGTCATGAATGAACCAATAAATAACCTCTCTGGATTCATCTTTAAATACGCCTACACACTTTGCATTTGCCGATATTTTTGCCTGCGTAGAAGGGTTATAGTATATCTCCGTAACCAACGAATTGCCACGGACTTTCTCGACCGAACCAATCTCAGTAGACTCGGTAGAACCGGTCCTTACATTTAAGGCATCAACATAGTCGCCGGGCGGAACAAGCCTCTCGTCGAGGTCTTTGTTCATTTTGCCACCGGTATAGTTTATTACTGTCTTCATTTAATCCATTTATCGCGGCCCCTCATATTCATCAAGAGGCGACCCGGGTGAATGTTGCTAAGTCTAATTTTTGCATTCATCAAAAGAGCCCTTCGGTCTTTTTTGGCCCGGTTCACGATATATTCCTGAACACCAAAACGATTGTTCAAGATGGCGTATTTGATTGCAGCGTATACGTAATCTTCAAAAAGCTTGTTGATTTTAACGGAGCCGTCATTGCCGTTCTCCATGCCATCGGACACATATTCGATGACGCAAAGAAGCCCGCTCATGTTCGAGCTGAAATTGATGACACCACTTTGCTTGTCAATCTTGAAAACGGGGTTTCCATTGGCCGTCTCTGTATTCATTCCATAGTTGCCGCCAATGCCCCATCGGAAATACCAAACATCGTCAATGCACCATCCGTAGTTGCCGTTGTATGGGCTTGATGGATTAACGTACAAACTTGGCGCAGTATTGTTTATTCTGCCTAGGTCCAAGTCTGAATACTGCGGAGATAGTACATTGCCGTTTTGGTCGTAGAGCAACGCTCCGCTTTGGTCTTGTAGATAAGCCGTCGCGAAGTTGGTCTGAAAGTTTTCGCTAAGCGGAAACAAGACACCATTTACCTCTGCGGAAATCCGGACCCAATTCACATAATCAGATGGAAGAAAAATTTTCAAGTCGCTGCCAACCGGTAGCTCCAATACTTTAATCTCCTTGAGAGCATCATAATTCAGCTCCTGTATCGCGCGCTTTGCGAAAAACAATACCTGATACCGGTTGATGTTATTGATAAGCTCATGGTTGCCCTGATACATCAACATGAAGTTGTTGACGATGTCCTCTAGCGACACATACTGATAGCTGCCCCAATTAGCGTCCTGAGGGGAATTGCCCCCATTGTCGTAATACTGATACTGAGTTATGTATGCCATTATGAGCGCTCTTTTTGTAGGGTTTCCGTTTCGGTTGCCTGACCGAATTGATAGACATCGCCTTCGCGAATAGAAATTCCGGCATACTGAAGAATCCTTGCAATAAGCGCCGGCATGTCTGATTCCGGAAGTTCAAAGTCCACATAGTCAGCGGCGCTTTGGTTAAAAATTGGGTCGCCATTGCCGCCAAGCGAAATCCAAGTCCACTTTGGAATCCGGGGATAGCGGATATACTGAAGATTTACCCCGGAAGTAATTGTGGTAGGATACATTGTCAATCGTTGAACCAAAGCCAAAGGGCTTCCGGTGGTTGTGCCACTTATGGTATATCCGGGATATGTAATTGTCGGCGCCGTAAGATTTGATGCAAGCAGCTGGTTCAGCTTATTAAGCGAAAGCCTTTCAGCTACTCGATTCCCGTAAAGCACATTCACCAAGGTATAACAGTTTGTCGGTACGCTAAAAGTCGAACCGGAAACGAGAGTAGCCGCTTGACTTGCGCTAAAGGTGTCAATGACCTCTTCGGTTATCTGCTTTAGGTCGGCATATCCCGTGCCGGATTGCCGGGCATTTTCCTTGCGGATTTGGTCGTTATACAGCTGAAAATAACCCTCAAACACATCAAGCTGCGCTTGCTGGGCATATAAGTTGAAGTCCGACGGAGTTATGTATCCGTAGTTGTTCTTATTTGCAACGGCGAGTACCGCATTTCTAACGTCGTCAATCATAAATGCAAAGATACTTTATTATGCAAACACCACGGAACTGATAGTTACAGCGTCATTGTTGACGACTTTTGGCAATGGCCCCAAGACGTAATAAGAAACATCTGATTGACCGGCTAGGGTCACTTGTCCTAAAAACCATCTTTGTAAGTTGTAAGTTCCATCTGCAACCGAAAAAGTAACCGTGGCGGTATTACTGCTTCCGGGACCGCTACTTCCATAATAGAATACAATGGTGCTTGTCGTGGCTAAAACTGACTTTGCATCCTTGATATTCAGCAAAGATGGGACACCCGCCGAAGTGTTTATTTGCATAAATTCAGCCATACACAAAGGTAATAAAAAAGCCACCCTCCTGAGTTTCAGGGGGTGGCTTTGTTGAACTTAAAAAACTATTAATTAATAGCCAAAGTTACAGTTCTTCCTCCGGGCAAATCCGTTGGAAAGCCGCTAATAATAGCTGACCCGCCTTGAGCTGCTGAAATCAGAAACTGAGCAATAGCCCGATGAGTTTCAAAAGTTGCATCAGCAGATGATAAAGTGATTCCCACGTTATCAGCAAGATTAGCTGAACTATCAAGCGCTACGGAAATAACTGACTCAGTCGTAAAAGAAATTCCGACAATTTTTTGAGCATTAAAATACCCGTTATTAGCGGCAAAAAGAGTCCCTATTTGTACAAAAGTAGACATATCACTTAAAATTAAGCAGTTTGAGTTACTGGAGCCTCATAAACGACTTGAACAGTTCTACCGCTAGGAAGGTCGGGACAAACAAAAATCGGAACGGGATTTGAGTTACTTGAAATACTTGCAATAATAGCCGCGACAAATGCGTCATGAGTGGCATAAGAGCTGTCAGCATTACTGAACGAGCATCGAAGCGTTACTGTGCCCAAAGTTCCGACTGCATTGGCGGCTAGTTGCATACTTGGGTTACTTGTGACTTTGTAAACAATCCGCACAATAGACGTACTTGGATAAGTGATTGTTAAAATGTCAGAAGTTGAAATAACGCGAATATCTCCCGTGTTTGTATTCGGTACTCTTAAAAGGTTTGCCATGATTTTTTTTTAAAGGTGAAGCAAATATACAAAATTTATTGACTGATATATTTTTCAAGCGTAGCCATTACTTCAGCTCCTTCTTCGGTTAAAAAATAAGAGCTAACCGCTTCATGGGCATCTTGGCCGGCCGGAATAATAAGCAATTTTGACTTATTATTGGTCAAATTGTAATGAACAGCGTTTCTTTTTACAACAAGAGCCCCATAGTCAAATAGGCGGGCGACCAAGCCATCATGAGCGACATTTGGGTCGTTGACGATTGACAAAAACTCTTCTGGATTGTTTTTTGCATAAACAATGATGTCCCGCTTTAACTCTTGGGTACTAATCCGAGAAGGGTCAACACTGAGAGCAATCCGGGCAATATTCTCCATCATGGCATAATCGATTGTTCTAGCCTTAGCTAAAGCATCGGCCTCAAGCTCCAACCAATCAAGCTCCTTTTGAGCGTCTTTCTTGTTGTCAACCTCAACAAAGACCGGCCCATTGTCGGGATGTAATTCTAGAAATTTTTGAAGAACAGGGTTTGAGTCCTCGACTTTTAAAAAACCATCTTCAAAAATGATAGGTTCAAGAATAAAATTTCCATCTTGTTCATCAACAAAAGGGCTCTTTTGGTTTCGAGCGTAGCGTAGCTCGCGATTGACCTTGCCGTCAAAATGGTAAAGTCTTTTTGCTGTCGTGTTTCTGCTTGCGAGCATAAAGCTCATAGGCGCAGCGCCTCCGGTTAGTTTATAGATTTTAAGCATTTGATTTGAATTTAAAGGTTAAAAAAATAAAGGAGGGGGTGTTCAAACACCCCCCCCTTCGGTAATCTTTTAGGCCCGGAACAAGAAGAAGTTGTTCGAACCAAGTGTACAAACACAACGCTCAGACAGGTAGTGGACCTCCATTGCGTCAAGGTCGCTTGTTGCAGCGCCACCGGCAGAACCAGTTGCCCAAGTTTTGAACTTCCTGTCTTCTGACTCTGTTTGACGATAACGAACGTGCAAGAATGGACGCTTGGCGTTCTGACCCATCACCTGGTCATAAACATTGGTAGAGCCGGCAGGAACAAGCATTCCATTAATTGCGCCACCAACAGTACCGCTTGCAGTACCTTGACCACGCATAGTTGGGTCATTCAGGTATTTCCAGTCGGTTTTGTAGAAGTCATAACCACGGCGGAACCCACGGAAACCAAGGTTCAAAGCCATCTGTTCGCTGTTGTTAAACAGACCATAAGATGTTCCACCGGTTCCATAAGAGTTCTGAGCAGCCAAGAAGTCATCCATAGCAAAAGAAGCAGCGCGGTTTACGAACAAAGCATTCTCCTCGATAGCACCCTGTTTGTCAAGACGCTGAACAATGGCATCAAAGTCAACAAGGCTAGTAGGATAACCTCCGCTGAACACGTTCCCGTTTGCAGCTACCTCAAAAAAAACACCTTTTGTACCTTTCAAAGAAGGAGAAGCGCCAATAGCCCCAGAGCCAGCCCCGGCAGGAATCGCCTCAAGCATGGAAGACTCTAGGTAATCCTCAAAGCGAAGACGGGTTTCGTGCTCGGCCTTCATGTACCACAGGTATCCGGACGCTCCGTTTTCGGTGGTGACTTCAACCCAGCCAATCTGGGTCATGTCAGAACCGGTTACGGTAAATTTGTCCTTCAAAATAATAGGGCTATTGTCCTTGAAGATGTCAAAAGACTGAACGGACTGCTGCATTCCAAGTTGTCCTTTTGCAAACTCAGAACCATATACCCACAAAGTCCAGTTAGCGCTAGCAACAGGAAGTCCACCCGCTTCATAAAAAGCAACAGTAACAGTTGCAGCGGCAACGGCCGTTACAACAGCGTGAACGACGTTCGTTCCGTTTTCTTGCTGGCAGATAAGTGTTTGACCAACACGAATACCATTTACGTTGTTTGTTCCTGTTCCGCCCAAAAGAGGGTTGTTTGTAGGAGTTTGATACTGAGTCGTAACAATAGTGAAGACAGCGGTGCTATCGGCAGCCGCCGCCGTAGTGGTACAGCCGGTATATTTAACGTGAAGACGACCTTGCTCTGCCCACTTGATAAGGTCAGAGGCGCAGGGCATTTCAGCACCTACCATACGCAAGAATCCTGAGATACTACGATTACCATAGCGCTCAAATTCTGCTTCATAGATGTCTGGCAAATACTGATTTAAAAAGTTGAAATTAGAACTATCGATGTAGTTCGTGGCGGTTACTTGCCTATTAATACTGGGCTGTAACGCAAAAGTTGGAGAAGATAAAACTGGCATTTTTAAGAAGTTTTAAAGGGTCTAATTTTTAATCCCATTCCTGACGATGTTGGGCTTACATCTGCAACTTTGACTCCTCCGGTTGTTGTAACTGGCTGTCCGGAAGTTCGAATATCCATGTTGATATTCTTGCTTCTTTTTGCCATGTCTTCCGTAGCAGCGGCTACGCCTTGCTCGTAAAAGAACTTCGCAAACTTATCTGGATTCATCGCGATTGAAAGAGCCTTGTGATAACCAGCAGCATCTTTAATCAATCCCTGCTCATCAATAAACTTTGAGATAAGGTTTACCGGAGTAGAGTTTTGACTTTTGATTTCAGAAGCTTCACCGGGCATGAAAGTGTACTTTTTTTCACCGATGCCGAACTCAAAACCTTTGAACTCGGGTGAGAAAAGTTCTTCCGTCTTTTTTTGGAACCACTCTCCTTTCCGCTTTGCCTCTTGCTGCTCGCCATTGGCTCTGTCGAGGTACTCTTTGTATTGTTTATACTCTGGCGATTCTTCGGGCAGGCTCCCTCTTGACTCAAGCGGAACCTTGTATTGCTCTTTTAAATCGTTAAAGTACTTTTTTGCTTTTGCTAATTCCCTTTTCTTGGCGGCCTTTTTCTTTTTGACATCCGACTCTTGGTCTAAGTCTTCATCGTATCCAAACTTGTCAGCTAGGATTCCGACGGCGTCTTCCCGGTCTAAATACTCTTCCTGGGCTATGGTGTAGTCCAAAAGAAGTTGGTCGGGGTCAGCCGAGTCAAAGTCTTGATTGAGCTTCATGAAATCGCTAATTCCCCGACCGGTCTCTTTCTTATATTTAAGAAATGTAGACACGTCCTCGGGTAATTGCTCTGGCTGTTGAGGCGCAACAAGAAGGTCGTCAATAGAGGAAACCTCTTTTTTGTACCTTTCTTTAATAAATGAAAGAACGTCACCCTCTTCGATACTTGGTTTTGCAGCGGGCTCCGGGGCGGGCGGAGTCTGCTGTTGTTGTTGTTGTTGCGCCTCAAGCTGAGCTTGATTTTGCTGTTCCTTTTCTTGAATAGACGGTTGCCCAGCTGAATCAAGTGCTCTGACTTTAAATTCACTCATAAGATTAGATTTAGTTGCAAAGATATAAAAAATTAACGAGGGCTAAATTCGGCCAAATCAAAGCCATCTAAGCTGTCCTCGTTTGATTCAAACCTCATTGGTGGAAGGTTGTTTTTGCGTTGGTCAATCAGGCTAGATTGCTGCGTGTTTTGAAGCCCTATACGTTTTGCCTTTTCCCTTTCCCGGGCAGCCTCTCGTTCGGACAGCGTTTTGCCCTGCATTTCAGCAAGTTGAATATTATACTCAAATTCACGCTGCATCAGCAAGCTCTTTGCTTCAACCTCGGCCTTCATCCGCTCAATTTCAAAGGCCACTTCCGCTTGCTTAACCTTCATGTCGGCCTCAGCCTGCGCGTTAACTTTCATCATGGTTGTCTGAGCAGCCATACGTTGAGTCTCCATGTTTCCTTGAATAGCCATTTGCTGCTTTTGCATTTCGTTGGCCTGAAGATTCTCAAGATTCTTACGGCGCTTCAGTTTGAGCAACTGATTGGCCATCTTGATGTTCTTTATCTCACGAATGTCAATCGCGTCTTCAAGATTGATGTCCCCCTTTTGTAGGGCCATCTGAATATTGGCCTCCATTTGGCTTCTCTCTTCTTCGTCCGGAGCGACCTCAATGAATATGCCAAAGTCATAAATGTACAAGTCCTTAATTTCATCAAGCAACGCGACATTGTAGCGACCTATCTGAGAAATAAACTCTTCCTTAAACGGAGCATACTCAAGCACATCCGAGATTCGGCATGTTAAAGCCTCCGAAAGACTTTTCGTTATGTACACAGACGCATCCAAGATGTGTCGTGTTGCCGTGTTGGAGTTCATTGCGGCAAGCTTCTGCACGCCGACCAACGACCGAGAATCCGGAACTGTACCGTCCCTCGCTTCATTAAGACCGGTTACGGCCCTAATCATTCCCAGATAATGGTTATAGTTCCCGATAAGAGCCGCCATTTTTTGCTGGCCGGAACTCGAGTTAAGCTCCTGAATTGGAATCCGGGCATTGTTGAACTCGCCATCTTGAGTATAACTACGCCCTACGACGCTACCTGTTTGGAAGTAAAGCCTCAAGGCGTCCTCTGGATTGTATGCCTGGCCGTTCCCAAGGTCAACATCGTTGACACCATCGGCATCAAGAAAGACACCATCTGGAACCATACGAGCAACTACTTGCTGAAGCTTCAGGTGCGTCAGCTGAATGAGGTCTGCAAACGGAATCATCCGGCGTACTAAGGACTCAATGTTCCCTTTGTACATCCTTGGAGCGCATGCTACATAATTTGGAACGGCATTCTGAGATGCGGACTTAGGACGGACCATGTTTTCCATCACCTGCCATTTAAGCACAATGTTGGTCCCCATAACCATAATGCCCTCATACCAAACGTCAATAGTCTTTGTGACGCGCTCGAACCCCTGCTCCTCCATCATTTCTTCGGGAGGATTAAAGTTTTCGTCCTTCTCGATTATTCTTTCTCCGCCGTTGTCAAGCTTTTTCTTTTTGTAAACAAACGTCTTAGTGGTTTTGTAATTAAAGAAAAGAAGTGTAGCGGTATCGCTTTTAAAAAGGCTATTGTCATAAAATTGAGATACATTATAGTAATCGTACCAAGACTGACTGTACTTGGATATTTCTTCAAGCTGCTCATTATTTAAACTCGGCTTCATTTTTACGAGTTCCGTTAACGGAACCGTTTTGATTTCTCCCCAATAAAAGCAATCCCTAAAATAAGGGTCTTCGGTATAGCTGTAAACTACGTTTGCCGGGTCAACATACTCAACCCGTATGCCGTCACCGGGATAGAATTGGTGCTTGCATATCCCTATGCCCAAAACAGTAAGGTCGTAGTCAACCCTCTTTCTTAGGTCGCTATACCGATTGTCCTCCAACACAGTAGAAATAGCCTCTTCCTCCGCAATCTCAATAGCCGGCTTGTAGTTGAGCTGCATGTAGAGTTGCAGCTCTTGGTCGTTTTCCGGCAAGTCTTCCGGGTTAATGGCGAATCCATTAATGCCCATGTTTTTCTGAAGACTCATAAACAACTCCTTGCCGGCCATCTGAGTTTCAATCATGTCCTGATACCGGTTTCTCCGAGAAGAAGACATGCCGTCTTGGGCAAAAGCCTTAATCTTGAAAAACCTGTCTGACATGCCGTTTACAACGATGTCAACGAATTTTGGCAAAATAGGAACCGGCGTCCAGTCTAGATTTAAATAGGACAAATCCCCATTTACGGACATCTCGTTCTTATACTTTTCAACCGATTGCTCACCCCTTGCGTAAAGTCTCAAATGATGAAAGTCTCTCCATTGAGAATAAAATCTACCGGAGCGAGAGTCCTTTCTAAACCATTCGTACTGAATGGCTTGCCCAATCCTTAGCCCAAACGCCTCCGTATTCTTTTCCGCGTCAGAAACAAACTGATTAGGGAAGTACTGCGCGTTTATGATGGGCTGAATGTCGCTCATTTAGTTATGATTTGGCTTAATCGGCCGGAGTTGTTATATCGCGTAAAGTTAACACTTATTTTGGAGCTCTTCATTTCAGGCACATACAAGTGTTTTTGCGTTGCCATGATGGCTAAACCTGAGCTAATTGATGCGTCATGCTTGGTTCTGTCCATTATATTGAACATTGCCCAGTCGTATAAAGTCCGGTTAAACGGCATGTCCCCGCACTCCGAGGGGTGTCTGAACACACCATCGGTGTCATATCCGACGTATTTTTCAATGTAGGACTCAATGGCCGAAGCATGCGCTTGTCGTACTTCCTCGCTGCTATTCGGTATTCCTCCAAGTTCTAACTCTGTTTTTGACAACTTTGCCGTTGGCCGGTCGGGCCTGTTCATTGAATACGCCCGGTATCCACGATTCTTTAGGTGGTACAAAAGCCGGGCTTTGTTGTTCTCTGCAAGCATTGGCATTCCATAAAACACAAGGGCCATCAAAACGTCTTCAAAGAATATCTCCGCGGTTTGAGGTCGGGCAATGTATTCCAAGAAAAACGTATTGGTTGGCGCATCAGAATCCATGTGAAACTTGGTCAGACCATGAAGAGCCCCATTCGAACCACCGCCACCAACTACACCGGAAATGTCATAGGAGTCGCACCCAAACGCGCCAAGATGTTCGTTTCCGGGATACCTACGGCCGTTCTTTTCCGTATACCGGTTTTGCAGGTTTGCCGGCGGAATCCAACTTACTAGGAATCTCCCGTTGTTGCTTGGGGCCCAAATGACCTTTGTGTCCTTTACGCCATTCTCCCATTGGAAGCCACCTCTCGTTAAAAGCTGGCCTTTTATCATTCCATCGTTGTAGTCGATTTGCTGATAGATTTTTGCAAGGTTGAACAACGACTGCCGGCTTTCATCGCGAAATGCATGGGCTTCAGTTCTCGGAAACTGCCGGTAAAACTCGTTCAACGCATCTTGGTCGTGCTTCAAGGAGCTAACCTCGTTCTCCCAATAATTAATGGCGCCCAAGACTATCTGCCGGCCAGAATGGTCAACGACTTTCTTCTTTGGCGTTTCCATAACCGGAAACCCATGCTGGTCAATGTACCCCTCAAAGTTCCACTCCATAGGGACAAAAAACTTATACAGTCCGCTCTTTGTCTGCCCGTTGGCGTTTCTTTTGCCGGCGTAGGAATCGTCGTACAACTCCTTGAAATTGCCACCGCCCTTGGATAGTGCATTTACCGTAGAACCCATCAAGCACTTACCAACAATTCGGCTACCGACCCTGAGCGTCGTTTTTGTGACGCGCCAGTTGTTTAGGATATTCTCCGGCTTTTCCCATTTCCCGGATTCGTCATGAACCAAGAGAATCAACTTTTCTCCGTCATAACTGTTGTCCGCGGTGTTTCTCCAGTCAATCGTCGTGTTTAAGCCGTCGGGGTCGTCCGCCGAAAATGCTTCGTGCATGTTCTTCTTCGTAATTTTTGAAGCCGGAACCCTAAATGCGAGCTCCGTTTTCGGCTTGTCCATGCCATCCTGAATAGGCTTGAAAAAGAATGGATAGTTTCCGGATATAGGGACGACTTTGTCCGTGAACATCTTCTTGGCATCCGTACCGGTCTTCGAAAGAATACCCACCCGGGAATCCCTCGAGAGCGTGGCGATATGAACCGCAATGGCCGAACTCATAAACGAAAATCCAGAACGGCGAATCTTCAGATAGCACATTCCAAAGCATCTTGGGTCAGCCAAGCATGCTTCCCAGAATATAAAGAACAACCGGTTGGCCTCCCGGTACTCAGGTTGTCCAATGTCAATTTTTGTCCATTGCAGGTACATGTAGTAACTGCCCGGCATGTAGGTCTTGACACCATTGTTCATAAACCAAAATCCCTGCTCCCTTCGGTCGAACTCTTGCTCAATGTAGTCGACCCACATGCTCTTGAACTCTCGAGGCATGTCATGCCATTGAAAGATGGTCTTTATCTTTTCGAGTTGGGCCGGGTAAGCGAATCGCTCCCAATACTGGTCCGCCGGCCTAGTGCTTCTCTCGTAGCATATTTCGGGTGCTTCCGGTAGCGCTATTTTTAATCCGCTGATTTCATAAACGTCCCCGATGGTCCCGTCCCTTGATATGACAACCATGTCGTATTCCGGGTCGTATCCATAGTCCCATCGCTTCTTCCTTTTACCGGTAGAAGGAGCAGGCAATACCCTGTACAGCGCACTATTTTGCTCTACCTTCTGCAAAGCCTTGTTTTTGAGTTCCGGCCTTTAATGATGGAGAGTCAAGTATTTCTTGCTCCGATTGTATTCGCGCCAAGATGTCAAAAGCATCAACAATAGCGAGCTTCTTTGTGGCCGCCGCGTTTTTTAACCGGTCAGCACTAATGTCTCCCTCACCACCGGTAATGATGTCCTCTTCAGCAACTTTAATTAAATGCTTGACCGCTTTGTATCCGGCAGCAATAATTTGCCTTTTAAGTTCTTCGGATTGATTTTTCATAGCAGTACGGCAATATTGCTGGTAAACATACGGTACAGTTTTTCACCATCAACATTGAACTCATACTCGCTTTCTGGCTGATAAACGACTTCATCGCCCGGGCGAAGCCCGGCCGCCAATAACTCGTCATTGATGTATCGGATAGTTCCAACGAGGTCTTCTTCCTTGTTGACTTTGGCAATAAAGTCTTTTTTAACCTCGGCCGGCTTTACGAAGCAATACCGAGAATGAGCCTTCCACTCGCCGTCATCGCTTTTGAACAAAAAAAACTGGTCTTCGTCTAATAAAAATAAGTCGTCATTTAAGAATGACCGGCCGCTTTTTTGGCGGCCATACATGTCATAATAAAACTTGAAGACATTGTGGTGTACGATAAGCATGTCCCCGGCTTTTATGGGGCCATCGTACATGAGCGGAGTGCTTACAACTTCCGCATAGCGATTTGAAAATCGGTGGTCCTCCTGCGAAACGCTTACGATAAAATCAATATCGCCGTATTTACGGGTATTATCGTATCGTTTCGTATCGCGCGGACGCACGATAAACTGAAACGGTGAACGCATTAAAATGAAATATTGTATTCAAATGAAATAGGCATTGATGAAGAAAACTCTTTCCAAAGAAAAATCTCATTCTTCTTTGAGCAAATAAAGACCTTAGCACCACCTCCGTCCGAAACCTTAATTAAGTGAACTAAATAGTCACCATTAAGCACCGGCTGATTGACAATGTAGTGCATGGCAGTTTTGTAGTCCTGCCCGATTGAGATTTTCCGGATGTCCATTAGATTTGTCTTAGTACTAGATTAAGGTGCTCCAAAACAACAGCAGTTGTTGACGTGTTGTTTGTGCACCAAATTTCAATATAGTCGTTTGCTAATAATTGAACAAGAACAGTATTAGATACGCTTGACGCTTTTGCGCCACCACCACCAGTTGTTACTGTATCTGCTTCGCTATAACTTATTGTAGCATTATTTTTGGCTAATCGAAACATGATATGTTGATTGCTTCCAGATGCAGTTGTTGCCGAAACGGAATAGGTAATAGCAAAGGTTTTTGCCGGTCCTGTATTGGTGATTCTTCCTGCTCCGTCTGTCGTCAATAATACGTCATTGGTTAACCCTTGAACTGTATTTGTGACCATTTTGTAAAATGTCCCTTGAACAGCAATACTCGTAGAGTTTCCAGACGTGTCATCATAAATTTCGGTATAGGACGACAAGCCAGCCCTTAGACTGGACACCGTGACATTCTTAGTATTGCTGCTATCGTTAGCATCACTAATAAGTATAAGGTCTCCGTCTGCCGGAGTTACGGTTGAGTATGTGCTTATCTTGGGCATTTATCGTTTCTTTTTTGAACTCAGGGTAGAATCGCTCAGCGTGTCCTTATATCGTTTGTTAAATTGCTTTTGGGTAACTCGTTTCTCACTTACCCCTTTATTAAACGCTACCTCAGAAACGTATTCCGCGTTTTCCGGATTGCGAATGTCGTCAGACCAAGCGGTCTTTGACTTGCCTTTTAATTTTCCCCCATCTTGATAGCATTTTGCTAATGGGTTCTTCTTATTTAGCATGGCTTTTTCATTTTGCCGCCATACTTCATGGTGGACATCTTACCGCCTTTCTTAAATTGGTTTTCGTTAGTAAAACCGGATTTTTTCTTACTAGCAGGTTCGCTAGTAATTAGCTTGCGACCAGCTGAGGTGTTTGACGTTTTCTTACTAGCAGGCTCCTTGGTAATTAGCTTGCGACCAGTGGAGCTTTTTGATGTTTTGTTGTCTTTCATGGTTTTTCAAATTTTTGGATGAGTGAACGAACATAAGAATGAAGGCCGGCTTTGTCGTTTTTATTGACAAGCCTCTTCATAGTTGATACTTGCTTGGGGTTAAAGATATACTCGCCACCGGTCGCCTCAGCAATCTTGCGCCCGTTGGCCATAATGTCAATAGGGTTGTACTTATGGGAGAACCGGCCCGGAGTGACCACCGGCGCCGAAAGCAACTCCTTTAAGTATACCCTTGACTTTTTCATTTCAAACGCAAATATAGTAAAATCCCAAGAGCCACAATTACGTTAGCAACTAAAAGCTGCCAAGCCCATTTCGGCGTGACCTTCTTGACTTGAATCTCTGTTTCGTTCACATAGACCGTGTCCGACAACGCCCGGTAGCTCTTGACAATAGTGTCGGTCTTTACCCGGACAATGATTTTGGTTCCATCGGTCTCTAGTTTCACTTTTGCCGGGCCGGCTTGGGTTTCAAACTTAAAGTCCTTGAGTATCCCGTTGGTATCGCATGGCGATGGGATGGCTGTTTCCACAATGACCGGCATCTGCACGGTGTCGCGCTGAATGTCAACCCGGGTCCGGTACTCAATCTGAGTGACGGTTTTCTTGCTGCAACCCACAAACAAGAACAGGACCGTGAGGAGTTTAAGATGTATAGAGGTAGCCATATTCTTTTTCTGCGCTAAATTGAGGGCATGCTTTCTTGACGCCGGGGAAATCGCAATGCCCAATGATTCTGGCCTTCGGATACTTGGCTAGCCATTCCCTTAGAACCCTTTCCATAGCCGATTTCTGAGCCGGCGTCCTATCGTCAGCAGTCTTTCCTCCAATATAACAAACGTGCAGGCTATTGCTATTATGCCCTGCCACGCCATTTGTGATAGCCCCATCCGGAGCGAGTTGAATAATTTCTCCATTTGATTTGATTATTCGGTGATAGCCAACTGCCTTCCATCCAAGATTTTCCCGCCAATATTTCTTAATGGCTTCTACCGGAGTATTCTTAGCGGTTGCAGAGCAATGGCATACGAGGTTTCTAATCTCTCGCATATTAAATGGCAGTCAAGCTTTGTAACGAAAGAACGCCCGGGGGGGCCGCGTTGGGTAGTCGTGTTGGATAAATTTCAGCGGTACGGATGCGGTCGTTGAGATAGTTACCCGTTCCGATACGATTTCCCAAATCAACTCTACTCGTTGCGGGAATAAGGCAAACCGCACTCGTTGCAACGCTTGTTCCGTTTAGGTATATCGCAACATTG